CTGGCCAACATCCGGGACGGGCTGGAGACCACCGAGATCCGGCGGCTCACCAACGCGGAGGCCCGGGACCGGGCGCTTCGGGTCCTGGACGGCCGGGACGTGAAGGCGACGCTGTCCTCGGCGGCGCTGGACCACGTCGAGCGTCAGATCCGGCGGGACCCGGACATCTCCCGGCGGATCATCGTCACCGAGAACGACGAGTACCGCAACGCGTGGATGAAGATGGTGACCCAGGTCCACCCGCGACTGACCGACGACGAGCGGCGCGCGATGGACACCTACGACGAGTACCGGGCGATGTCCCTGTCGGACACCGCCGGCGGGTTCGGAGTCCCGGTCTTCATCGATCCGAGTATCATCCTGACCGACCAGGAGTCCGGGAACCCGTTCCTGGCGATCTGCCGGCAGGCGACGATCGGCACCGACGAGTGGAAGGGCGTCTCGGCGGCGGGGGTGACCTGGCAGTTCCAGACGGAGGGCTCCGAGGTGACGGACAACAGTCCGACGCTGGCCCAGCCGACGGTGCCGCTGCACACCGCCCGCGGGTTCATCCCGTACAGCTTAGAGATCGGGATGGACTACCCGATGTTCGCGGCGGAGATGGGCCGCCTGCTCGGCGAAGGCTACGACGAGCTGCTGGTGGACAAGTTCAGCCGCGGCAGTGGCAACGGCGAGCCTACCGGCATCCTCACGGCCATCGACGCCACTGCGGGTAGCGAGGTCGTCTCGACCACCGACGGCGGGTTCGGCCAGGAAGATGTCTACAAGGTCTGGAAGGCGTTGCCGCAGAAGTACCGCCGGCGGGCGTCCTGGATGATGTCGGTGGACATCAACAACCGGATCCGGCAGTTCGGCACGGCCAACGTGTTCCACGCCACCACCGTGAACCTGCGGGAAGAGTGGTCCGAGATCATCATGCGGAAGCCGGTCTACGAGAGCCCGTACTTCCCGGACTTCACCGGGACTACGGGTAAGGAGAACCGACTGGTTGTCGGTGACTGGTCGAACTACCTGATCGCCCGCCGAGGCGGCATGAGCGTGGAGCTGGTGCCTCACCTGTTCCACACCGACAACAACCGGCCCAGTGGCCAGCGTGGCTGGTTCGCCTGGGCGCGGATCGGTGGCGACAGCGTCAACGACGCCGGCTTTAGACTTCTGCAAAATCAGGCGTAGCCTGGCAGTTCAGGGAATTACTGAACTAGGCTGAGCACATGAAGATGTGCTCAGTCGGGGGATGCGGAAGCCTGGTACAGGCTCGGGGACTGTGCAGCGCTCACTACCAGCGCTGGCGCGACGGGAAACCCCTTGAAGCTCCGATGAGGAAGCGGCGAGAGGGCTACGAGCGGTGCACAGTCTCCGGGTGCGAGAACGGATCGTTTGCTCGCCAGATGTGTCAGATGCACTACTGGCGGTGGAGGGTGCACGGCGATGTTGGCCCCGCCGAGAAGCTCCGCCCTGGCGGCAGCCGGTTCGCGATGGCCGAGGGGTATGTGAAGATCCACATCCCCGGCCACCCGACAGCGAACGGCGATGGGTATGTCTTGGAGCACCGGCTGGTCATGGAGCAAGTACTTGGACGGAACCTACTAAAGGGCGAGTCGGTACACCACAAGAACGGCAGACGCGACGACAACCGGCCCGAGAACCTTGAGCTGTGGGTAAGGCCGCAGCCGGCCGGTCAGCGGGTGACGGATTTGGTGGCTTGGGTGGTCAGCCGGTATCCGGACCTTGTTCGGCAAGAAATCCAGCGAGAGGCGGAGAGATAGCATGCACGTGGTCTACGCCAAGTTCACCAGCTGGGTCACCCCGTCCGTTCAGATCGTGGAGGGCGAGGCGTGGCGCGCTGACGATCCGATCGTGCGGCTGCATCCGGACTGGTTCTCCGACCTGCCGAAGATCGTCCGGACCACCCTGCCGCGGCACCTGCAGGTTGACCCGCCGGTGGAGCAGGCGACCGCCGCGCCGGGTGAGCTGCGGGTGGTCCGTCCGCGGGCCGACCAGGCAGCCGCAGAGGTTGAGGCGCTGCGCGCACAGCTGCTCGGCCTGGGTGTCAAGGCGGACGGCCGATGGAGCCTGGTCCGGCTTCGTGAGGAGTTGGTCAAGGCGCAGGGCGCGGCATGACCGATAGCGCCGTAACGGTCGCCTACATCTACGATGACGATCGCGGCCTCCCCCACTCCTGGCACATGAGCTTGGTCGAGCTGATCGGCTGGGACTGGGCGCGTCACGGGCGGGTGCTGAACGGTGGGTTCCTGGCCATGAACTACACCGCGTCCGGCGGCCTGCCCGCCGCCCGGAACCAGACGGTCGAGCGGTTCCTGACCGAGCGCGACGCCGAGTGGCTCTGGTGGGTCGACACCGACATGGGGTTCGCCCCGGACACAGTCGACTGCCTGCTGGAGGCGGCGGACCCGGCGACGCGCCCCATCGTCGGCGGTCTGTGCTTCGCCCAGAAGGAGGTCGGCGACGACGGGCTCGGTGGCCGTCGCTGCGAGCCGCGGCCGACCATCTTCGACTGGGTCGGTCAGGGTGACGTGGGTAGCACGTTCGCCCGCACCACGTATCCGGTCAACGCGCTCGTGCAATGCGTGGCGACCGGCTCGGCGTGTCTGCTGGTGCACCGCTCGGTCTTCCAGCGGATCCGCGACGCGCGCGGACCGGTGTGGTACGACCGGCTGCCCAATCCGATGCTGGGCGGGCTGTTCGGCGAGGACATCTCGTTCTGCATCCGGGCCGGGTCGCTCGGCCTTCCGGTGTACGTCCACACCGGGGTGAAGACCAGCCACTGGAAGCAGTTGTGGTTGCAGGAGGCGGACTACTGGCAGTGGGCTACCGCGCCGCCGGCGACCGCCGAGACCGCGGTGGTGGTGCCGGCTCTGCGGTACGCCAACGCCGAGCGGTTCGTGGACTCGTTGCGCGCCTCGACCGGGCTGGCTCGGGCGTACGCGGTGGCGCGGCCGGACGAGACGGAGGCCATCGCTGCGTGGAAGGCCGCTGGCGCCGACGTGATCACGGACCCGGGCTGCGCGACCTTCGCCGAGCGGATCAACGCCGGCTACCGGCAGACCGCCGAGCCGTGGTTGTTCATCACCGGCGATGATGTGCGGTTCCAGCCGGGCTGGCTCGACCACGCCCAGGCGGTGGCCGGCGCCAGCCATCACGTGATCGGCACCAACGATCTGGCCAACCCGCGGGTGACCGCCGGCCACCATGCGACTCATATGCTGGTCCGCCGGTCGTATGCGGCCGAGCGGGGCGCCAGCTGGGACGGCCCCGACGTGGTGTGCCACGAGGGGTACCGGCACTGGTGGGTAGACGACGAGATTGTGACCGTCGCCAAGCAGCGCGGGGTGTGGGCGATGGCGCTGGGCTCCCGGGTCGAGCACCTCCACCCGCTGTACGGCACAGCCGAGATGGACGAGGTCTATGAGCTGGGGCAGTCGCACGTGGAGGCGGACCGCGCGCTGTTCGAGCGGCGGGCCGCCGAGTACCTGGGCGGTGTGGAGTGAAGCTTGAGTGGCGGCCGGTGGCGTTCGCCGACGGGCCCGCCATCTCCACCTCGATCACCGCGGACGAGACCGCCGCACTCCGCCAGTTGGCCATCCGCACCAAGTGGGCGCTGGAGGTCGGCAGCGCCTACGGCTACTCGGCGGTGGCGGTGGCACTGGTCGGCACCCATGTCATCGCGGTGGACCCGCACTCCTGGATCGATGGCTCGGAGGCGGCGATGCGGGAGAACCTTGCCGCCTACGGCGTCGAGGTCCAGGTCACGATCATCCGCCTGCCCAGCCAGGCCGCCCTGCCGAATCTCGCCTGGGGGGTCGGCCGGTTCGGGCTGATCTTCGTCGACGGCGACCACGCCGAGGCGACCGTGGAGCACGATGTCACCTGGGCGGTCAAGCTGCTGGCTCCCGGTGGGGTGCTGGCCTGCCACGACTACGGCGAGGACACCTGCCCGGGGGTGGCGGCGGCGCTGGATCGGCTGCTCGGCCCGCCGCCGGAGCTGGTGGACACGCTGGCGATCTACCGGGAGCTGGCGTGAGGGCCGTCGTGGTCGGTGCTGGGCTGTATGGCTGCGTTATCGCGCTCGACCTTGCCTACGCTGGCCACCGGGTGGATCTGGTCGAGCGGCATGGCGGCATCCTGGAGGGTGCCACCCGGGCGAACCAGGGCCGGTTACATCGCGGCTTCCACTACCCGCGCGACCCGGCCACCGCACTGGCCGCCCGCGCCGACGCCGAGCTGTTCGAGGCCCGGTTCGACGGCGCGCTGGACCGGACCGGCCGGCACTACTACGTGGTGGCGGCGGACGGCTCGAAGACCAGCCCGGAGGAGTATCTCGCGTTCGCGGAGCGGCTGGGCGGCCGGCCGGTGGACCCGCCGCCATGGCTGCACAACGTAGCCGCGTGCGTGGCGGTCGATGAGCCGATGATCGACATCCGGCGCCTGCGAGCTCGGTTGCACCGCGACCTGATGAAGGCCGGCGTCACCATCCATCTCCACAAGCCGGTAGCCGTCGGCTACGAGCACCTCCGCCATGACCTGATCGTGATGGCCACCTACGGTCAGCCGTGGCCGTGGGACCGGCTCCGCTACCAGGTGTGTGAGACGGCGTTGGTGGAGTTGGGCGAGCACTACGCTGGCTGCGGCGTGGTGGTGATGGATGGCGAGTTCATCAGCGTCGACCCGATGCCGGGCACCGACCTGCACATGCTCTACGACGTGGTCCACAGCGTCCACCATGTAGCCGTCGGCAGGCCCGAGGTTCCGGACCACCTGGTCCCGTTGCTGGACCGCGGTCCGGTGCCCACCTGGCATACCCACGTCGGGGCGATGCTGGGCAACGCCCGCCGGTTTCTGGCCGGTGTCGGGCTGCCGCGCTACGCCGGGTCGATGTTCGCGGTCCGCGCGGTGCTGGCCGACGCTGAGGAGACGGACGCCCGGCCGACGCTGGTCCGCGAGGACGACCGTACGGTGTGGGTGCTGCCGGGCAAGTTGGACGGCTGTGTCACGGCGGCCGGCCGGGTGGTGGCGATAGCCGCCGAGCGTGCCGGGGTGGCGGTGCCGGCATGACCCTGGTCAGCGTCATCACGCCGACCTGGCAGCGGCACTCGCTGCTGTTCGAGCGGTGCATGGCGTCGGTGCGGGCGCAGACCTGGCCGAAGGTCGAGCACGTCATCGTGAGCGACGGCCCTGACCTGGCGCTCGCGGCCGCGATGGTCGGGCGGGGTGTGGTCTACGCCGAGCTGGATGCCCACGACCCCCATCCGGAGAACTGGGGGTCGGCCGCGCGCAACCTCGGGCTCTCGCTCGCCACCGGCGAGCTGGTCGCCTACCTGGATGACGACAACGAATACCGACCTCAGCACCTGGCCAGGCTGGTCGATGCGCTGGTGACCAGCCCGGAGGCGGACTTCGCGTGGTCGCGGATGCTTACCAGCCGCGGCTACGAGATCGGCTCGGCTCCGCCGGCGTACGGGACGCTGGATTCTTCGTTGCTGATGCACCGCGCGGGGCTGCCGCAGCGGTGCGGGATGTGGCCGGCGCCGGGGACGTTGGACTGTGACCAGCACGCGCCGGACTGGTGGGTTGTCTCCCGGTGGCTGGCGCACGGGGCCGGTTGGGTGCACGTGCCGGAGGTCACCGTGGACTACCACTTCAGCCGATGATCTCCTGGATCGTCGCGTCGCATCGGCCGGAGGTGCTGGCCGCGAACCTGGCCGCGACGCTGGTGCTCGGTGACTGTGATGAGCTGGTGGTGGTGGAGAACTCGCCGTCGATCGCGGTGGCCTACAACCGGGGTCAGGCCAGGGCGACCCAGCCGATCCGCTGCTACGTCCACCAGGATGTGCAAGTCCTGGACCCGACGCGGCTGCGGTCTGAGCTGCTGGTGCACTGCACGCCGAAGGTCGGCATGGTTGGTGTGGTCGGCAGTGTGGACCGGGTGGTGCCGTGGTGGGAGGGTGTCTGCCGCGGGTCGGCGGTCGACGCCCGGATGGGTGTGCTGGACTTCGGCGCTGGTGGCGAGTGTGCCTACCTGGACGGGCTGCTGCTGGCCACCGCGCAGCGGCTGGTCTGGGACGAGGATTATCCCGGGTTCCACACGTACGACCACGACATGTGTGAACAGCAACTGGCCGCCGGCCGCCGCAACTGGTGTCTGACCGGCGGCGCGGGTTTGGTGCTGCACAACACCGCCGGCCCGACGGACGTGGCCCGGCTCAACGGCTGGGATGCGGGGCTGGCCCGGTTCCGGCGGAAGTGGGGCATGGATGGATCCGGTGGTCGGGGCGCTCTGGGGTGAGCTGCTGGTGCGCCGTGCGGCAGGGTGTGTTGCACCGGCTGGCGGGTGGCGATGCATGACCCGGATCTGGGCGGCACCGTCCATTCGCTACACCACCGGACCCCGGAGCGGACCGGTAGACCTTCACGTCGAGGAGAAACGAGGACGGACATGACTGACGAAACAACCTCCACCCCGGAGCCCGAGCGCGTGCACGAGGTGACCGCGGAGATCAACCTGTCACTCACCACCGGGCAGCCCATCCCTGAACCGGACACCGAGGAGGAAGAGGAAGACGCCGATGAGTGATGTGACGATCAGGAACGCGGCCGCCGACGGCGCCGCCGTCAACCTGGAAGCCGCCTGGTACGCCATCCAGGACGGAAACACCTCCGCCGACCAGGTCAGCAACGAGCGGCTGCAACCGGCCTACACCACCGCCGCGTCCAGCATCGCCGCGCTCACGACCACGCTCAGCTTCACCGGCGCCGGCTCGGCCGCCGTGACCCATCTGGGGGTGTGGACCGCGGAGACCGCCGGCACGTTCCGGTTCGCGGTCGCGCTGGCCGGCGACACGTCGTTCAATGCGGCCGGCGATCTTGACCTCACCGCCGCACCGATCACCGTCTCCTAGGAGGATGACATGGCCGCCGGATTCAAGGCACTGCTCACTAAGGACCAGATCAACACGACCCTCGGCGGAATCTCGGTGCGGCTGCGCGAGGTGATGGACGACATCGCGCAGTTCGACGCGCTCTTCCAGGCGGAGGGGGTGGCCGGGCTGGTCGCCAACTTCGGGTTTGACCAGGCCGACCCGACCGGTGCGCCGGACGCCAACCTGATCGGCACGGTCAACAACAAGTACGCGAAGTTGAGGCGGATCTACCTGGGCGCCGAGGCGCTGGCCGTAGCCGAGAACTTCCGCGAGTTCTCACCGCAGGTCGAAGCCCTCCGGTAGGGCATACCCGTGTCGATCGTCGTCCGCCGGCTCGGCAACACCGACGACATTGCGTTCTCCACCGGGCTTGGCGGCGTCGACGGGGCTACCTACGGCACGATCGCGATCCTGTTCCGACCATCGGCCGACCCTGTTTACCGATGGCTGGTGAAGCTGCGCGACATCTCCGGCGTAGATCTGGGTGGCGTCGGGGTGCTCGGCAACGGAACGATCTTCTGGAAGGGCGCGAGCACCTGGGCCACGGAAGGGCCAGTTGTCACCTTTGGCGACTGGCACCTACTGGTCGCGCGCAAGGAAACCGGGGATGTACGTCCCCGGTTTAGCCTGCAAAACGTTACGACGAACATATGGGATCACGACGATGCCGTAGACACCCAGCTGGACTGGGTGGCGCCCACGGGCGGCAGCATCCGCACCAAGGACGCGGTTTCCGGCGAAGGCCCAGATAGCGACTACGCCGCCGCGGCGTTCTGGGCGAACGAGCTGCCTTGGGCCGCCGACACGTTCGGCGACGCGGAGATCGAGGCGGCCAACCTCGATGAGCACCTGGACAACTGGCGGGACGCCGACCCGGCGTCCGGGTGGGAGTTCTCCCAGTCGGACGCGAACTCCATGGTCGAGGACTTCACCCTCAACCGGGCCGATGAGACCAGCGTCGGGGTGGGCACCCCGACCACCGTCACCGACCTCGATTTCATCTACGCGACCGCCAGCATCCTGGCCCTGTCCCGGAACTATCTGCGCAGCACCCAGGACGAGCCCGGCGCTGGCGGCATCATCCGGGACCTGTCCGAAACCCAGGGCACCCCGACCACCATCGGCTCGGGCGCCATCAGTTCCGGCAGCTTCGTGAAGGTGCTGGAGTTCTGGCGAGTTGTTGGCGCAACGGTGGACGCCAGCGTGGCGATCGACACGTCCATTTCCATGTCGGCGGTTTCGGCGTCCACATTGCAGTACCAGTGGAGAGTCCATCGGTACAACAGCGCCGACGTGGAGCAGGAGGCCTCCACGCCCTCATCTGCGCACAACACGGTCGGCGTGAAGACGCAGACCATGGCGTTGGCCGGCCCGTTCGTCGCCGGCGACAAGCTCGCGTTGAGTCTGTGGTTGCGTAAGGCCGGCGGCGGCGGCTCCCGCAGCTTCACCCTGGACATCAACAATCCCAACTCGTGGGTCGAGTTCTCGGTCGCCGAGGTCCTGCCGGCCATCGTCACGGCCTCGATCCCCCTGACCGTCACGGTCGCGCCGACCGTCGCCGCTGACCACGCGGTCACCGCCAACATCCCGCTGACGGTGGCGGTCGCCGGCACCGTCCAGGCACCCAGTGATACCGGGCTGATCTCCGGTACCGTCTCGGCCAACCCGGTCACCCTGTCCTGTGGGGTCGGTGAGCGGCTGATCTGCATCGCGTTCTCCCGCGGCGGCGGCACCGGCTTCGCGGTCACCCCCAACGCCGGCGGCGCGTCCTGGATCAACCGGGTGGCCGAGGCGACCCTGCCGGCCAACGACCTGGCCCGCCGCTCCCTCGGCGTCGCAGAGCTCGTCCCCACCTCGACGGTCACCGACGGGCTGTTCACCGCCGCCTGGTCGGCCGACCCGACCGACGCGATCTGGCTGCGCGTCCAGCAGGGTGGGGCGTTCGGTTTCGCCGACGCCGCGGTTGCGGACTCCGACACCGGCTCCGTCACATTCCTGGCCACCGGCGACACCGCCAGCATCCCGGCCGGTGATCTGCTGCTGCTGGCCGCCGCGGCCATCCGTGACGGCGGCGCGGCCGGCATCGGCTGGGCGAACACCGACGTGAACCCGGGGCTGGTCGGCGGCGGGAATCTGCTACTGGACGCCTACGCCGGCAAGGGTGCCGGCGGGAACGCCGGGGTCGGCGGCTACCTGATCCTCGACGGCCAGGGCGCCGGTGTCAGGGCGGACACGGTCAGCCTGCCCGGTGGGGACGCCGGCAAGCGGATCACCGCCGCGCTGGTCGTCTGGTCCACCGGCGTCACCGCCACCCCCCAGGTCACCGCCAACATCCCCCTGACGATCGCGGTGGCCGGCACCACCGAGGCCGAGCACCAGGTGACCGCCGGGGTCGAGCTCGGGGTGGCGCTGGCCGGCACCACCACCGCGCAGCACCAGGCCACCGCCGAAGTGGACCTGACGGTCGCGCTGGCCGGCACCGTCGCCACCGACCACACCGTGACCGCGACCGTGCCGCTGGCCCTCGCCCTGGCCCCGGTGGTCGACGCGCCGGAGGTGGGCGCCCCCGCCGAGGTCACCGCCAACATCCCCCTCACGGTGACCGTGGCCGGCACCTCACAGGCCGACCACCAGGTCACCACCGCCGTGCCGCTCACCCTGGCCACCGCCGGCACCGTGCAGGCCACCCACCAGGTCACCACCACGCTCCCGCTGGCCCTGACCATCGCCCCGGTGGTGGACGCCCCGGTGCCGGGCGCACCCAACCAGGTCACCACCAACATCCCGCTCGGCCTGACCCTGGCCGGCACCACCACCACCGGCTACCAGGCCACCGCCGGCATACCGCTCACGCTGACCCTCGCCCCCACCGTCGCGACTGACCACGCCGTCACCGCCTTGGTGGCGCTCAACTTGGGACTGACCGGGGTGATCGGCACCCCCGAGGTTCCGGTCTGGCCGCCGGTGGCCGCCCACCGCACATCCGCCGCGGCGGTGACGGCCCGACGGACATCCGCTACGACCGTGACGGGAGGGTGACGTGGCAGCTCTGGTCTTCTTCGAGTCGACATCCGAGTTGGCGACGCTGACCAACACGTTCAGTGTCGCCGGCGTCCCGACCGACCCGACCACGATCAGCCTGACCGTCACCGACCCCGAGGGCGCCGCGACCACGTACACCTTCGCGCTGGCGGAGATCACCCGCACCAGCGCCGGCGTGTACACCAAGGACATCGCGTGCACCAAGCCTGGCACCTGGTCGTACGAGTGGACCGGCACCGGCACGGTGGTGGACGCCGAGGCCGGCACCTGGGACGTGCTGGACACCACGCTCGGCCGGCTCTACGCCACGGTGGAATCGCTCAGGTCACGGCTGGGGAGGGACCCCACCGACACCGCCGAGCCCTTCGAGCTGCACATGGCATGCTTCGCCGCTAGCCGCGCGATCGAGAACTACTGCCAGCGGCTGTTCTGGCGCACCACCGCGGCCGAGGTCCGCACCTTCGCACCCAGCAACCCCTACTGCCTGAAGCTTGGTGCCTTCAACGACCTGGTGTCGGTTGCCAGCCTGAAGACCGACGCGGGCGGCGACGGGACGTTCGAGACCACATGGGCCACTGCGGACTACCAGCTGTTGCCGGCCAACCCGGCGGCCGCCCCCGAGCGTAGGCCGTACACCGAGGTGAAGGCGCTGGCGCGGACCTTCCCGCTGCCGTACGGCGCGCTGGCACGCGACGACCGGGTGCAGATCACTGGCGTATTCGGGTGGCCGGCGGTGCCCTACGGCGTGAAGCAGTCGGCGCTGATCACCGCCGCCGAGATCTTCCGGTCCAAGTCCACCTTCGAGGCGCAGATGGGATTCGACGAGATGGCCGTCCAGGTGTTGCGGCGTAACCCGTTCGCCCGGGACCTGATCAGGCCGTACCAGCGCTACCCGGTGTTGATGGCCTGATGGCCACCGTTCAGCAGATCCGCGAGGGGATCAAGATTCGGTTGGACACGATCGTCGGGCTCCGCGCGCACGCCGGCATGCCGGCGAACATCAACGCGCCGGCGGCGGTGGTGTCCCGCCGCTCCACCGCCTTCGACAGCTCCACCGACTCCGACGACCTGACGTTCGCGGTCACGGTGATGGTGGAGCACCCGGAGGACCCGGGGAGCCAGGTCAAGCTGGATGCCTACCTGGCCGGCGAGGGCGCCTCGTCGGTGCGGCTGGCGATCGACGGCGACCCGACGCTGGGCGGGGTGGTGGACTTCGCGACGGCGGCCTCGGTGGGCCGGGACCGGATTGTCGAGTGGGCGGGGATCAAGTACCTCGCCGCGGACGTGGCTGTCGAGGTCGGCTGATGCGGTTTGTCGTCTGCCACCCCGGTCCCTCATTCAGTGTTGCGGATGTGTACGCCGGGTGGGTGGAGGCGCTCGAACAGCTCGGCCACCAGGTGATCCCGTTCAACCTGCATGATCGGCTGGTCTTCTACGACGGCGCCTACTTCAACATCGCCGAGGGCCAGTTCCGGAAGGCCATCCCGCAGGAGACCGCGGTCGAGCTGGCGGTCAACGGACTGTACTCCTGCCTGTACAAGACCCGACCGGACGTGCTGCTGGTAGTCTCCGCGTTCCTGGTGCCGACCGAACTGCTGGACCTGGCCCGCCGCTACCGGACCCGGGTGGTGGTGCTGCACACCGAGACGCCCTACGAGGACACCCGGCAACTGGCCGTGGCCGCGCACGCCGACTTGAACCTGCTCAACGACCCGGTGAGCATCGAGCGGTACCGGGCGCTGGCGCCGACCCACTACCTGCCGCACGCCTACCGGCCGACGGTGCACTGCCCCGGCCCGGCCGAGCCGCACCTGGCCGCGGACCTGGCGTTCGTCGGCACCGGCTTCGACAGTCGGATCGCCTTCTTCGAGGCGATGGACCGTACCGGGCTGGATCTGCTGCTGGCCGGCAACTGGCAGCGGCTGGCCGAGGACTCGCCGCTGCGTAAGCACGTGGCCCACGACATCGCCGAGTGCCTGGACAACACCGAGGCGGTGCGCATCTACCGCTCGGCCAAAATCGGGCTGAACCTGTACCGGCGCGAGACCGAGGACGGCGACTCGGCGGCCGGCTGGGCTTGCAGTCCGCGGGAAGTGGAGATGGCGGCGGTCGGTCTGCCGTTCCTGCGGGAGCCGCGTGGCGAGGGCGACGAGCTGCTGCCGATGCTGCCCACGTTTGGCTCGCCGGCCGAGGCGGGCGAGCTGGCCCGGTGGTGGCTGGCGCATGAGGATCTCCGGGTGGCGGCGGCAGCCAAGGCCCGTCAGGCGGTCGCCGACCGCACGTTCGCGGACAACGCAGCGCGCATGCTGCGATTGCTGGAGAAGTAGAAGAGGAGATACACGTGGCCAGAATCAGCGGTCGTAGGGGCAGGGTATATCTGGCACTCGCCAGCGGCGGCACCCCCGAGCCGGTGGCGTTCTTGAACTCGTGGTCGATCTCCTTCGCGACCGAGAAGATCGACGTTACGACGTTCGGCGACGACAACAAGGTCTACGTGGCCGGATTGCCGGATGCCAGTGGCGACTTCGCGGGTTTCTACGACGACGCCACGGTGCAGACCTACACGGCGGCCACCGACGGGCTCCCGCGCAAGTTCTACCTGTACCCCAGCACCCTCACCAACGGTCAGTACTTTTGGGGCACCATCCTGCCGGACATCAGCATCAACGGGGCGGTCGCCGGTGCGGTGGCTATCAGCGCGAGCTGGAACGCGGCCACCAACATCCAGAAGGTGGGCTAGTGGGCATCGAGCTGCGCAACGTGGAGGTGCTGGAGCAGGCCGGGAAGGCGCTCCAGGGCGCCGAGAAGCACTACCGCCGCGAGCTGTTCCGCGGGTTGAACCGGGCGGCCAAGCCGCTGCGCCGGGCGGTCCAGGAGTCCATCCCGGACTACATGCCTGAGGCTGGCGGCTACGCGGCTCTGCTCCAGGCCTCCCACGCGCCGCGTACGCAGATCAAGACCGGCGGCCGGGACCCGGCCATCCGCATCATCTCCCGCACCAAGGGCGGCGTGAAGCGGAGCGTCAAGAAGCTGGAGGCCGGCCAGCTCGCCCACCCGCTGTTCGCCGACCGGGAGCATTGGTTCACCCAGGACATCCGGCCGGGCTTCTTCACCGAGCCGATGGAGGGCCAGGCGGACGAGGTGCGCGATGAGATGATCGAATCGATCGAGCAGGTGCACGACGCGATCCGGGCAGCCATCCGATGAGGTACCTGTTCCGCTTCCAGTTCGCCGAGGCCGACCGGGAGGTCTACGGCGCCGGGACCTATGAGCTGGACTGCTCCCCCGACGGGTTGGGCCGGGTGCCGATGGCGCTGCTGGAGGAGTTCGAGGGCGCCACCGGGATGCGGGTGCTGGGCGACTGGCTGGACCGGCTCGGCGGCATGGAGTTGAAGGCCATCCGCGCGTTCATGTGGCTGGCGGTCCGGGTGGCCGGCGACCCGACGGCCGACTTCGCCGAGTTCGCTCCCAACGTGCTGGCCGCGCAGTTCGCCTACGTGCCGGACGCCGAGGGAAACGGGGCGAGCCCGGCGCCGAACCGGGCGACGAGGAGGACGGCGTCCCGCCAGCGCTCCGCGAACTCCTCCGGGGCGGCCCCCCGCCGTCGATCCGCGAGCTGATCGACAGCTACGACCTGCCGATGCAGCTGCTGATCCGGCTGGCGCCGTGGGATGTGCGCCGGCTGACGCTGGGCCAGTTCCGGCGCCGGGCGGAGTGGGTCGCCGAGTGGAACGATGCCCGATCCGATAGGGGGGCGGTGAGCCATGGCTGAGCCGCTCGCGTTCGACATCATCGCCCGGGACCGCGCGTCGGATACGACCAAGCGGATCGGCAAGTCCTTCGGCAACCTGAAGGCGTCCACTGTCGGGGCGTTCGCCGGCATGTCCGCGGCGGTGACCAACTTCGCGCTCAACCAGCTCAGCAACGCGGCCCGCGCGGTCAAGGATTTCGTAGTGGACTCGGTGCGCCAGTTCGCTGCCTTCGATACGTCAATGCGTGAGGTGTGGACCCTGCTGCCCGACTTGTCGGCGGCGGGGTTCGCTTCTATGCAGGACGATGTGCGGACGTTCACCAAGGAGATGGGTGTCGCCACGACGGACGCGGTGCCGGCGCTCTACCAGGCCATCTCGTCGGGTGTTCCGCCGGAGAACGTGTTCGACTTCCTGACCTCTGCGGCGAAGCTGAGCATCGGCGGGGTGACCACGCTGGAGACCGCGGTCGACGGGCTCACCAGCGTCACGAACGCCTATGGCAAGGAGAACCTGTCCGCGGAGAAGGCCTCGGACCTGTTCTTCACCGCGGTCAAGCTTGGCAAGACGACCGTCGGCGAGCTGTCCACCTCCCTGTTCCAGGTGGTCCCCACCGCGGCGGCGCTGGGAATCGGGTTCGAAACGGTGACCGCCGCGCTGGCCGCGATGACCGTCCAAGGCGTGCCGACCGCGGTGGCGACCACCCAGCTGCGGCAGCTGTTCGTTGAGCTGAACAAGGAGGGCGGCAAGGCCGCCGCCACCTTCCAGGACCTGTCCGGCAAGAGCTTCGCCAACTTCGTCCGGGACGGTGGCTCGGTCCAGGAAGCGCTCGCGCTGATGGCCGAGCACGCGAAGGACGGCAACACCAGCCTGTCCAACCTGTTCGGCTCGGTCGAGGCCGGCAACGCGGCGCTGGCGCTGACCTCGGAGTCCGGGGCGGCCGCCTTCAACTCGGCGCTGGGTGAGATGGCCGAGTCCTCCGGCGCCACCGACGAGGCGTTCGGCCGGATGGACGAGGGGATCGGCCGGAGCTGGGACAAGCTCAAGGTCCGCATCGACGACCTTAAGCTGAGCCTCGGCGAGAAGCTGGCGCCTGCCCTTGAGGGCGTGCTCGACTGGTTCGAGCAGATCGGCGATAACAGCGAAGGACTCGGCGACACCTTCAAGGTGCTCGGCGACACCGCCGAAACCCAGCTCGGCAAGCGGGTGGTGCCTGAGCTGGAGTCCTTCGCCGGGGTCTTCCAGGACACCATGGTCCAGAACGAGCAGGGGCTGACGGAGTTCACCAAGTTGGCCGGGGTGCTGATCGCCGGACAGATCAACTTCTGGAAGCAGCTCCAGTTCGCCTGGAACGCGGCCGCCGGCTTGTTCGCCACGATCCTCGAGGGGATGATCGGGGTCGCCCTGTTCTGGGCCGATGCCACCCTGACCTCCGCACAGATCGCCTTCGGCTGGATTCCCGGGATCGGCAGCAAGCTGAAGGACCTACGCGGCCAGATGACCGAGTTCCGGCAGCGGGTCAACGCTGAGTTGGACAAGATCCGCCCGAAGGTTGACATCAACATCCACACCAGGTTCACCACGTCAGGGGCGCCACCCACGGCGATCGGCGGCGGTAGCCAGAGCGTCTTCTTCGGCCAGCACGGCGGGGAGGTGCCGGGGCCGTTCACCGGCATCGACCGGGTGCCAGCCATGCTGACGGCTGGGGAGTGGGTGGTGGACCGCCCGACCGCGCAGTCCAACCGGGCGCTGCTGGCCAACCTCACCCCCGGCGGTTCGGCGGCCGGCGGTGGGCAGTCCACCACGGTCGTGATCGAGATCCGCTCCGGAGGGAGCAGGTGGGATGACGCGCTGGTGGAGGCGGTCGCTCGGGCTGTTCGTGTCCGCGGCGGTAACGCTCAGCTTGTGCTTGGCACCGGAGGCTGAGATGGTGGCCAAGCAGCCGGTCCAGGTCTCACTGAGGCTGGACGGGGTGTTCACCGATGTCACCTCCGATGTGCTGGTCGGCCACCAGATCACGATCACCCGCGGCCGCCAGGACGAGACACAGCAGCCCGCCCCGTCGACTGCGACGCTCAGTTTCAAGGGCTGGGAGTACTTCCCGGACAACCCGACCTCCGACCTGTACGGGCTGATCGGCCGGAACACCACCATCAAGATCGCCATGGTGTCCGGGCCGATCCGGTTCACCGGCGAGGTGGCGAGCTGGACACCCCGGCAGACGCTTGGCGGGCCGAACATCCCGCCGTTCCGGTGGGTCGAGGTGGTCGCCACCGGCGTCACCCGCCGGCTCGGGCAGGGTGACGACCCGCTGGAGAACACTGTGTACCGGTACCTGACCAAGGGTGCCGGGGCGACGAACCTGGCCGCCTACTGGCCGCTGCGGGGCGGCGGCCCGCGGGTGATGCCGGCGGTGCGCGGCGGCCCGATGCGGATGGTGCTGCCCAACCAGAGCTGGGGCACCGACGAGATGTCCCCGTGGCTCGGCGCGGCTGCGACCATGCGGGGGGACGTGGCGTTGGACGACCCGGGCGCCCCGGCGACGGCGCGGCTGGCCACCGGCGTGCCGGTGCGGCTGGTGTTCGACGTGGCGCTGCGGCTCCCCCAGGCCCGGCTGCCGCGGCTGGCCGGACACATGGTGCGGCTGGAGGCCGGAGAGCAGCTCGCCAGCGACCTGTCGATCTCCTTGGAGACGCTGAACCTGATGGCCGTCGGGGAGACCATTCCGGTCTGGCAGCTCAGGCTGTGGATCAGGCCGGCGGCGGTGGTCTTTGTGGCCGTGCCCTTCCCGGCCATCGCGGACGGCCAGATGCACCATGTGCGCACTGATGTGACGGTGACCCCGGGTACCGGGCTGCTGACCTATGTGGTGTCGGTGGACGGGACTGCGGTGATCTCCTCCACCGATTCGTCGAGCTTCGCGGACCTGGCGGTCGCCACGGCCCGGGTGGTCGCGTACACCGACCAGCCGGGGACGGTGGTGTTCTCGGACCTGGCGGTGTGGGTCGGCACCCCCCCGGCGCTCGCGGACACCCTGGCGGCCTACCAGGGTCACGCTGGTGAGCCGGCCGCCGAGCGGATCGACCGGGTGCTGCTGGAGGAGGACATCTCGTTCAGCGTGGACGAGGGCACCACGGCCGACACCGTGCCGCTCGGCCCGCAGTACCCCGACGGGCTGATGGCGATCATCAGGGAGGCGGCCGACGCCGACGATGGGGTGGTCACCGACCACCGGCAGGTCTCCGGCACGGTCGCCTACTACACCGGCCGCAGCCGGTATAACCAGACCCCGGCGCTGGAGCTCGACTACGACGACGGGGACGTGGCGCAGCCGCTGGAGCCGACGATCGACGACCAGGGCACCCGCAACGACGTGACGGTGACCCGCCGCGACGGCGACTCCGCCCGGGCGGTGGACGAGGATGGGCCGCTGGGCGTGGACGCGATCGGTCGGGTGGCCACCGGCGTCACTGTGAACGTGATGGGCGACGAGATGCTGGGCGATGCGGCCGGCTGGCGGCTGCTGCTGGGGACCGTCGGCGGCACCCGCTACCCGCGGCTGACCGTCGACCTGGTCGCCTCACCCGGGCTGGTGTCCGAGGTCAACCAGATCGAGTTGGGCGACCTGATCACCGTCGCGAACCTGCCGAGCGAGCTGAGCCCGGACCTGGCGCAGTTGCTGGTGCTGGGGTGGACCGAGGCGATCGGCTCCCACACCCGCAAGATCACCTTTGTGACGATGCCGGCCGCGCCGTTCGGGATCGGCGAGGTCGAGCACGCCGAGCTGGGGGTGATCGGGTCGGACTCCGCCACCCTCGCCGAGGCGCTCGACACCACCGAGACGGGGGTGGACATCACCTGCGGCGCCGGCCCGGACTGGTCGCACGAGGCCGACTTCCCGATCAAGGTCGGCGGGGAGGTCATGACCGTCACGGCGGTCGGGGCGATGGCCGGCAGCTTCCCCGCGCGGACGTGCACCCTGACCGTGGGCCGGTCGCAAAACGGGATCGTGAAGTCGCACGCGTCGGGCACGCCAGTCGAGTTCTTCCACAAGGCGCACATCGGACTGTGAGGTCATCGTGAGCAGTGCAGGGCAATTGCTGGTAGCCGGACGCATCCCGGGGGAGGAGATCGCCTCGACCGAGGTGACCGCCGACAGCTCTACGTTCACCACCACCGAGACGACCGTGATCAGCGTGACCGCCCCGGTGGTGGCCGGCCGGACCTACCGGATCGTCTTCGACGGTCACGGCAACTCCAGCACCGGAACAGACGCGATCACGTTCCGGATCCGGGACACCGATGCGAACGGGACCGAGCGGCAGACCGACCGGTGCAACATCACCGGCTCCACCACCTCTGGCGCCAGTAGCCACATGGAGCGCAAGATCACGGCGACCGGCACCGAGAACCGGACCTGGGTGGTCACCGGGGTGCGGGTTGGCGCCGGCGGAAACTGCTTCCTGGAGGCGTCGGGCACCAGGCCCACGTATCTGACCGTGTACTACGTGAGCGGCTGAGTCGATGAGCTTACGGCTGCTGTGGCTGCCTCAGGTGCTGCGTGACGCCGGCCTGACGGCGCATACCTACAGTGGATGGCAGACCCGGGGCAACGAGACGTGGGGGCCGCTGCGTGGCGTGATCTGTCACGCCACCGGCGGGTCCCGTACCTCAACCGACGCCGGGGAGATGCGGGTGCTGTGGGAGACCGGCTCCACCTCCGCACCGGTGCCGATCTCCCAGCTGTACCTGTCCCGCTCCGGCACGTGGACGGTGGGCGCGTCCGGCCGGTGCAACCACGTGCTGACCGGCGACAAGGGACCCCACCGGGGGTTCGGCAACAGCGCGCTGATCGGGGTCGAGGCCCAGAACGACAACCGGGGCGAACCTTGGACGGCCACGATGCTCGACAGCTACCAGCGGGGTGTGGCCGCGATCTGCCGGCACATGGGCTGGCCGGCCTCCGTGGTGGTGGCGCACCGGGAGCACCAGTCCGGCAAGTCCGACCCGCTCGGGGTCGACATGGACGCGTTCCGTCGCCGGGTGGCGGCACTACTGGAGGAGGACACCGTGGCGTTGACCACCGAGGATCTGGACCGGATCTACGCCACCATCTGGCGGCGGGACGGGATACCCGCCCCGGACGTGCCCAGCGCAGCCACCAACCCCACCTGGCAGGCCGCGTCCTACCTGTCGTCCATCCGCAACGGGGCGTGGCGGGCGGTGGCTCAGGTCGAGGAGCTGGCGGCCGGGCAGGCGGCGATCCTGGCGGCGGTCGCCGGTGAGGACGTGGCCGCGGCGGTGCGGGCCGAGCTGGACACCCACCGGGCCGCGCTGCTGGCCGAGCTGGGCCGGGTGCTGGTGCCGGCGGTGCTGGCCGGGCTGCGCGAGCAGCTGGGTGAGGTGGCCGACGAGCGGCTGGTGGCCGCGGCCGAGGCCGGGGTGCGGGCGGCACTCGGCGGACTGGACCAGGTGTGAGCCCGAATGCCAACGGTTCGCAGGGCCGATGGGTGAGCCGGCCGGTCCGGGACACCGCCGTGGTGAGCGTGGCGCTCGCGCTGACCATGTGGGAGGTCACACTGGGGGGGGCACGCGCCGCGGTGCTCAGCTTCCTCGGCGCGATCCTGCTCAGCCCCGTGGTCATGCGGGTCGATGAGGCGAGGAGTCGACGCAATGGCAACACTGACTAAGCGGTACCCGGTCACGGTCATCTACCTGACCGCGGCGGCGGTGGTCTCGTTCATGCTGTGGCTGACGAGCTGACGTGATCCTCCGGATTGTCCGCTGGCTGAGCGGTCGCCCGTTTGTGGTCATGGTGATCGTGGTCGCGGTGGTCACCGTACCCGGGTTCGTGCGGGTCCAAGGCATCGCCCGGGAACAGGAGCGGATCATCGAGTGCACGCAGGCGTGGGGCGACGCCAGCGTCGCCCGTACCACCGTGCTGGGTGACCTATCCGGGGCGCGCACGGATGCGTTGGACCGGCTGGTGCGGGCGGTGGCCTCCCAGGATGAGGAGCAGTTCGCGATAGCGCTGGCCTCCTACCTGGCGGCGTCGGATGCGTACCGGGATGCGTTGGTGGCGCATCCGGTGCCGGAGCCGCCGAGCCTACGATGCGGCTGACCGGAAGGATGGGCACATGAGACGGGTACGGAAGCTGGTCGCGGCGATCCTGGGCGGGCTGACCGCCACCGCGGTGGTTGCGGTCGCACGGATGGCCGGGGTGGAGCCGGAGCCGGAGCTGGCCGGGCTGATGGTGCTGGTCGCGGCGTCGACCTCCACCTACCTGGCGCCAGCCAACGAGTTGCCGACGTGACTGACCCGGGCTGGTTGACCTGGTTCTGGCTAGCGTGGCTGACCGTGCTCACCGGCGGGTTCGTCTTCGCCCAGACGGTCGCACTGGTGGACCCCGGCCGGGGTGGCACGCTGAGCGAGTGGACCAGACGGCAGCTCGGGGTGAACCCACCGCGGCCACGGCGGCGGTGGGCCGTGGCCACGTTCACCACCGTGCTGGTGGTGCTCACGGTGTGGCTGGTGCCTCACATGACCTACTGGCCGTGGCGCTGGTACTGGGAATGACCTAGCCGGGCGGCTCCCAGTGTCGGCCGGACACGGGATAATGGGACCTGAACAAGGAGGCATCATGCGTAAGCTGCTCATCATCGTGGCGCTGGTCGCCGCCGGCGTCGGCGCCGCGGCCAGCCCGGCACAGGCCGACCCGATCACCTGCCCACCCGGCCAGGAGGCCGCGGTCAACCCGTCCGACGGCGGATGGGTGTGCGTCAACAGGGCCGGCCACGAGAACAACAGTGAGGACCCGCGCCCGCCGAACGCCGACAAGGGCGATTTCCAGCCCTGAACCGAAGAATGGCATAAGGGAGCCCTCCCGGGTGACAGCCCGGGAGGGCTCCTTCGTCGTGCCCGGGGTCAGAGTTCCGACACGTCGGTGATCTTCACACCCAGCTCCACGTCGGAGGCTGTGCTGATGGACTCCGACTCCTCCGTGGAGTACTGGTCGCCGGTCACGGTCAGCGTGTTGACGTACGAGCTCTCGCCGCCGCTGATCTCGTAGGTCACCTCGTATGTGATCGCCGGGTCGAGGTCGCCGCCGGTGTGGACGTAGGCCAACTCGATCCGGAAGTCGATCAGGCAACCGGCCGAGCCGAAGCACTCCTTCGACAGGGTCTTCACCGTCAGCTCGAAGTCCTCGGCGTCCGGCTCGTGATACAGCGCGTCGGGTTCGTCGGCCGGCTCGCCGTCGCCGACCGGCTCGGCAGTCTCCGGCCGGATGTCGCGGCCGGGATCATTCGTGTCGGTGCCGGCGATGCCGACCACGGCGAGGATCCCGCCGCCGACGCAGCACAGGGCGACCAGGGTGATGCTGATCGCGATCAGCCACGTTGGGAAGGTGAGCTTGTGTTTGGGCGCCCTGGCCGGTGGCTGGCTGTGGGCCGGCTGCGGGTCGGGCTGCTGCTGGTAGGTCATGGCTATTCTGCTCTCTGGTCGGGTGGCGGGTCTGTTCCGCCACTCGGCCCCCGCCCGCCGTAGCGGGTGAGGACCGGGCAGCGTCAGGCGGTGCGGGTGACGTAGGCGAGCATCTCCCGCAGGGCGGCCACCGTGGTCTCCCCGCCGGCGGCCACCTCCGGCGCCCACTCGTCCACATGCGCCTGGGTGAGCCGGGCGTAGGCGGCCGGCCGGTCGGCCCGCACCGCGTCCAGGGGGAGCACCAGCGCCAGCTGCGCCAACTCGTCCAGGCCGTAGTCCCGGGCGTACTGGAGCGAGGAGCCACAGGTGACCAGCTCAGCTGCCACGGCGGTGTCGGTAATCCCCACCTCGGCCATGGCGGCTGGCAGGGCGGGGCGGGTGCTGGCGTCGTTGGTGAGCCGGTCGAAAGCATCGGCCAGGGCCAGCGCGGTGGTGGTGTCGGTGGTGCTCATGGTGGGCTCCTTCGGTAGGTCTGTCAGTGTGGCTGGTTGGGTGCGGCCCCGGGGTCCGGGGCCGGCACCCAAGCTGGTCAGCTCGTTGGTCCGATCAGCGTTGCCCATAGGGTCATCCCGCCGAGCCCCTTGTCCAGGAGCCAATCGCCGGAGCGCTCAAACCCGTTGGACTTGAGCACCCGATCTGCGTCGGCGAGCGTGGCCGGCCGGTCTTCGGTGAAGAAGGGGCCGGAGACCCCGGCCCGCCGGTCCATGACAACGGTCAGGCCGTCGATGTCGATGAAGACGGTATAGGTCGTGTTGCTCATTCTGGATTCCTTTCGGATTGCTGTCCTGCGGTTGCGTGGCCGGCCGGTGTCGGCTCCCGCCCCCCGGTGGCCCCGTCAGGCCTGGGGGACTCGACGCGCCCCGCCCGTCAGCGGGTGACCGGTATCCGGTGTGCTCGGCACCCTCCCGGGTGCTTCTCTCGTTGCCTGGCCTCCCGGCCGGCCGCGTAACCGCAGGTGCTGTCCTGGTGCTTCGAGGGGGCCGATCGGATATGCCTCTCGCAGCCACCCGAGGTCTCGGGTGTCGTGGTGAGAGCAGCGGGGAAACGATTCGGCTCCCCTCGAAGCACCAGGCTTCGGTTCTCTTGTCCCTGGCGGTTCTACCCGCGGTGGCCGCTTTTCTCGTTTGGCCCGGAACCTCTTTGGAGTTTTGGTGTTCCCTTGCTTATGAGATAACTGTACACCGAGCGGTGCGAGGTTGCAAGGGAATCGGGGGCAATGTGAGCTACTTCACACCGTGCGGTGTCAGGTCACCATGCGGTGTAAGGTTAAGGCATGACAGAGCTAATCGGCAACGCGGCGGCCGCCGCGTACGTCGGTGTCTCGATCAACACGTGGCGGCCATACGTCGCCCGCGGTCATGCCCCTCAACCTGACCGGCGTGAGATCAAGGGGGGCCACGCCGTACCCGTGTGGCGAAAGAGCACCCTCGATCGCTGGTTGCGAAACCGGCCCGGCCCGGGTGCACGTACTGACCTGAAGGGGGAGGACCAGCCGTGACCGTCGAGATACCCCTCACCCGCGGACTCGTGGCGCTGGTCGACGACGCTGACGCGGACTTGCTGCGCCGGACCAGCTGGCACGCGATACCCGGCTGCTACACCTGGTACGCCTCAAGAGGCATCCAACGGGCAGATGGCCGCTCCACAACCCAGCTCATGCACAAGATGCTCACCGGCTGGCCGCGTACGGACCACATCAACGGAGACGGCCTGGACAACCAGCGGGCGAATCTTCGGCCTGCCACGGCTGGCCAGAACGTCGCGAACGCGCGAAAGGGCGGAGGGTCCAGCCGCTTCAAGGGCGTGTCCTGGTGGAAGCGGTCGGGACGCTGGCAGGCATACATCATGATCGACGGTCACCAGGCGTTCCTCGGCCACTTCGATGCCGAGGAGGACGCCGCCCGCGCCTACGATGCGGAGGCCCGCCAGCTCTTCGGCGAGTTCGCTCGCCTGAACTTTCCGGGGCCAGGCGAGAGATCCGCAATCGGTGACCCGACGCCCCGGATCCGGAGGACGACTTCGACTAGCTGGCGACACGAGCGGCTCCGGCGTAAGGCAGGAGCGTGTGACTAGTCGGGTGGTTCACGCAGCCCTAGTTGTGCTTTCGTGCGTAGTGATCCACGTACGACTCGAAGGCGGCCGCCTCGGTCTGCCAGTCCCGGTTGACGCCGCTGGTCTGCCCACCGCACGGGCGGCAGGCCCAAACGTAGGTGGTCTGGCCGTCCAGCTCCACCGGCCGGATGTCGTACTCCTGGCCGGTCAGGATGTTGGCGATGCCGACGCCGGGCGGATAGTCACGGGTGCTCGGAAGGTCCATGGTCATCTCCTGTTCGGTTGGGTTGCTCACACGCAGTCGTAGCAGTAGCCCTCAAGCCCGCTGAACTCGTCCATGTGGCCGAGCGAGCCGGCGCCGAGGATCTTGCCGCAGGCGAGGCACCGGGGGATCCGGACCTCGTCCCGGCGGGTCTGGCCGGTGGCGTCCAGGTGACGCTCGATCGCGGCGGCCGGGATGCTGCGGACCTTGTGCTCGCCGTCGCGGATCTTCAGGTACTGGCGGCCGCCCTGGTCGAGCGCCCAGCCGGTGATGCGGCCGGTGACGCTCTTGGTCTCGCCGCTGCGGGTCTGCCAGGCTACCGTCTTCAGCGCGCCCTTCTGGCTGGGGATGTAGTGGGCGATCCCGGGGCTCATCGTCTGCGTCATGCCTTAAGCGTATCACGTAAACTCCCGGGCGCAAGCCTCAGACCTCATCCTTTCGGGTGGTTCACGTGATACGCGCGGCCGACGTTTACGTGATACGCTGGCGACATGGATGAGAGCGGCACGGTGAAGGTCAGGTTCTGGTTCGTCACCCGCTGGCTCGGTGCCAGCACCGAGAAGGTGGTGGAGTACGACCGCGACGAGTGGGAGTCCATGACCCGGGATGAGCGGGACGAGGCGGCCATGGATTTCGCCGCCGACAACGGCCTGGATGTCGGCTGGCACGAGGAGGGCTGAGGCGTGGCTGACATCCCGAAGCGGCGGCCCGGCCGGCCCACCACACCCACCGGCACCCCACCCGTGCGCACCACCCGGCAGGGTCCCGTCTGGGATGCGGCGGTCGCGGTCGCACGGATGCGGGGCGAGACGGTCCACGCGGTGATCGGGCGGGCGCTGGCCCGCTACGTCCGCCGGTACGAGAGCGGGAAGGAGACCGAGCGCGGTGATTGACGTGTGGGTCTGCTGGCTGCGCGGACATCAGCCAGAGAAGGTCGTCGAGCGGGTGAAGCTGCACGCCGTCACACCGTGGGGCGAGGTTGCGGGCATCATCACGGCTCGGTTGGAGTGCCGGCGGTGTGGGTGGCGTCTCCGCGGCGACCCTGGGCCGGCGCCGGCCCCCGGGGGACCGGCGCCCGACCCCACACCCCCGGCGCGACCGTAACCCCGGCGCCGGGCCCGCCACCACCGGCCGGACAGGCGACCCCGACCGGGTGAGTGATAGGCGGCATCATCCCGTCACCGTGACGGCGGCTAGCCGTCGTGAGCCGGCTCACAGCAACCCGAGCCGCTCTCGGATCGTTGGACAGGTCACCCCTCGTCCGTGGCGGGAGTGAGGAGCCACCCCGCCATGCCATCCCTACGTGCTGTGCTCTACATCCCACCCGGTACCGACCAGACCCTCTGGCAGCATGAGTGCGCGGCGCTGTGCCGGGCACGCGGCTGGCTGGTGGCCGCGGTCACCGCGGACGCGGTGACCGCCCGGCGGCTGATCCTCGCCGGGGCGGCGGAACTGGTGGTGGTGGCCCGGCCGCGTCATCTGGCCGCGGTGGCGCTGGCGGTGGCGGTGGTTACCGACCCGCCGGGGCGGGACCGGCGGGGCCGGCCCCGGCGGCTCAGCTGAGACGGCGCCGGCGGCTACTCTGAGCGTTCGGAGGTGCTTCTCATGACGACCCCACCACCCATTACGATTAACGCGGTTGGCTGGCTCAAGGCGCTGCAGTTCGCCGGCCTCAGCCTGCGCCAGCACCGCATACGCCAAGGGTGGACGCGGTTGCGCCAGGAGCTGCGCTACATGTTGCGGCAGACCAGAGTGCGGAACTGGCGCGCCGTCAAGAACACCTTCAACGGCTACCTGGCCGAGCACGAGTCACTAGGCCGACGCTGTGGCACCGGCTGGACGAAGCGGCGGGCAATCCGGGATCTCTACCGGCACCTGGCCGAGGTGACAGCACCTAAGGCCTGAGAGTCAGCGCCGGCAGCCGCCCGACCGCCGCCGCCAGCCGGGGACTGGCGACCCGGACGTACCCGAGCGTGGTGGAGATGGACGCGTGGCCCATCAGCTCCCGCACCTCCTCCAACCCGGCGCCGGAGGCCACCAGGCTGGTGCCGTACCAGTGCCGGAGCTGGTGGGCGGTCACGTCCACCCCCAGCCCGAGGTAGGCGCGGCGGAGCTCGGCTGAGACGTGGTCGCGCCACGGGTCCCGCCCGGGTGCCACCGGGCCGGGCGGCAGACCCTCGACCGCGGCCCAGACCAGCGGGTGGGTGGGCACTCGCCGGGGTTTGTCGCCCTTGCCGTGTAGCGTCACCCGTTCGGGTGACAGGTGCTCGCGGCGGAGGCGGGTGATCTCGATGCACCTCGCGCCGGCGTAGGCGGCGACGGTCGACCACGTGCGGTACGGCTCGGGTGCCCGGGCGAGGATGACCGCGAGCTGCTGGTCGCTGCACGGGTTGGGCAGGCCGGGGCGGACCCGGGGACGGGGCACCAGCGCACCCTCGTCCCGGCTGATGTGCCCGACGGCGGCCGCCCACGATGTGAGCCCGCGGATCGCCGCGTGGTAGGTGCGGCGGGTGGCCGCGCTGCCGTAGCGGCCGAGCCACTCGGCGATCTCGGCGGCGGTGGCGGTGGGCACCCCGCAGGGTAGCTCCCGATGCGCGGCCCTCAACGCGATGCCGTAGGTGCGGACCGTCTTCGGGCTGCGGCCCAGGCGGGTCAGGTGGGCGAGGTAATCCTCGAGGATGTCAAGGTCGGGGGTCATCTGGGGTTATCGGTTGGTGGCGCTGTGTGGTGCCGGGGCTGGCGGGTGGGAGAGTCGGGCCGGGCGGCCGATGCTGGCGGTGGTCTGGGCGGGTACGCGGCTCATGCTTCTGGGGGAGCCGGCGGCCCGTCCGGATGGGCGGATATGGTGGCTGTCCGGCTGGGTGGGGGTGGCTGTGGTGGTGGCGATGGGATAGCTTCCCGGTAACCTGCGGCTACGCGTCAAGATCCGCGGCTGCTGGGCCGCCGCCCGGGCGGGCTCACCCTCGGGGATCAGTTCACGCGGATGGATACCGAGCGCCGCCGCGATCGCCGCCAGGTCTTCCACGTCGAACAGGATCTCGCCGGTCATCCTCCGGGAGAGGTACGCCTGCTTCATGCCGGCCAGCTCGGCGAGCTTCATCGCGGTCAGGTCGTGCCAGATCATCAGGGACTTGATCTGCTTGACGACCCGATCGTGGAGTCGCTGCTCCTGGCTGGTCGGTGCCATGGTGTCATCCATACCGGTCATATTTACTCGCATTCCGAGTGCTGCGGTAGTCCACCGAACGGCTGAATCTCGCTGGGGGAGTTGACAAGCATCTCGCGTCGCGATTACTGTCCCTGCTATGCGAGATGAAAATGCCCCCCGCGAGATCGCCAAGCGCGTTCGACTCGCAATCCGCGTGTCGGGGCTGACCCAGCTTGAGGTGGCCCGCCGGCTGGGCTGGCCGCAGCAGCGGCTGAACCGTCGGCTCACCGAAGCGGACTACGCGGCCCCCTTCGAGGCGGCCGAGCTGGCCCAGGTGGCGGGCGTGCTCGGAGTGCCCCCGTCGCAGTTCCTGCTCGATCCGGCGGAGCCCACCGCCGAGCCGGCGGGTGACGCGCGATGAGCGAGAACAGCCTCACCTTCCCCTGCCCGCTGTGCAGCGTGGTCGTGACCGTCGTCGTCGACAACCTCAACGTCCAGGTCACCCCACCCGAGGCGGGAAAGCAGCTCAGACGCTCCACCGTCACCGCGACCGGCATCGGCGTGACCAACCACGTCCACGGACGGAGCAACCACTGATGAGCCAGCCACTGAACGATGTCGAGTACGAAGCCACGCTCGCGCGCATCCGAGACTGGGTGAACCAGTCTCGGACGCTGGAAGGCAAGGCCCAGCAGGCGACGATGGAGCGGGCTGCCGAGATGGTGGCCGTCTACGAGGACAAGCGCTGGGTGAAGGACATCCCGCCGCCGAAGAACAAGGTGTGGCGTGGCCGGCCTGTGGACCCGGAGTCGTTCAACCGGTTCTCCGGCTGGCTTCTACAGCAGACCGGCCTCAAGCCTGGCGGTGCGCGTAACTGGAAGCTTGCGCATGAGCTGGTTTCCGATTTATTGCCACGCGTGGCAATAAAGCCCAGCGCAGAGTACGTCGTCCGCCCACTCCTTCCGCTGCGGAAGATCGGCTACGAGGACCAAATCCAGATCCTGTGGCGCCGCGCTGTCGACCTTGCGGGAGGCGAGGAACCCACCGCCGAGCAGGTGAAGCAGGTGGTCTCCGAGTTCCGTAAGGAGATCGGCGCCAAGACCATCAAGCGGGCTCAGAGTCAGGCCAGGATCAAGGAGCTTCGCGAGATCGCCCTCGACGACCTGAAGAAGCTGTACGAGCTGGAGGGCTCCACCACCGCACAGCAGGTTATCGACGACTTCGTTGCATGGGCCAACCAGCGGGCAGGTGTGGCATGACCAGCCGCCGCAAGGCTTCCGCGCTTCCGCCGCTGAGCCCGCGGGTCTACTCGACAGCCCAGATCGCGGCCTACGAGGGACGGCTACCGGCAGACCACCCCGCGTGGAGTCTGGTCCCCGAGAAAGATGACGCCCTTCATGGCGATTGGGCTACACGGCAGGAGCAAGTCCGCTATTGGCAGCACTGCCTAGCCGCCCACCTAGTAGTGGATCAGGTGAGTCACCTCCCCACGCTGATCAAGCAGGTGACTGGACACGACATCACAGACTCCATGTACGAGGGTGCCTGGCAGATCAGGCGGGCCGTGTTCGCCTGGGTCGACAGCGGCCGAGCCGAGTGGGCCAACGGGAGCTTGGACTACTTCCGGCTTCTAGCGCTACCTGTCGGCGCTCTGGTCAGCCGTCCAGTGGCCACTACGCCCGGATCAAACAAGCCGGGCGCCGGTGGATGCCGTAGGTGCGGCACCCGCTGGCAGGGCGAGGCCATCGCCCACTGCGGCCGTTGCCACCTGACCTTCACCACGGTCGGCAACTTCGACGCCCACCTTGACGGACGCCGCAACCCGGTACCTGGCTGCCGAACCGAGGCCGAGATGCGGGAGCGCGGCTACGAGCCCAACGCTGCGGGGCACTGGCGCAAGCCGATGCCCGAGGGCAAGGCGCCCTGGGCGGTGACGCGATGACCAGCGACCCGCAGCCGCTCACCGGCGAAACCGTCGCGTGCCCCGAATGCCACGAGCAGCCGGACCTGGACGACCACCAGCCATGCGGCGAGCCCGGCTGCGGGTGCTGGTGCACAGACCCGTTCCTGCGGGACGTGGTGGCGCGGGTGGTGGGGTCGTGAGCGCCTCCACGCCGGTCGCCGGCTACCCCGTCCACGCCGTGGTCGAGTACCGGCGGTGGACCAACGAGTTCGGCGCCCGGTTCACCGGCTGGCGCGGCCTGTGCTCAGCCACCGGCATCGACACCGGGCACGAGCCGCTGCGGCTCGCCGGTGCGGCCCGCCGGGCGGAGCTGTGCCGCCGCTGCTTCCCCTGGCGCGGCTGGGAGACGGCCCAGTCCCTCGGCGCGCCCACGGAGGTGACCGAGTGAGCAGCCAGCGGTCCGGGGTGCGCGTGCGTGACGCAGCGGTGGCGCGGATCGCCCAGCTCCTGGGCGACCCCACCGTCCGCTGCCCCCAATGCCAGCAGCTGCTGCGGCCGGTCGTCGACGGCACCCTGCGGCCGCCCCACTTGCTGCCCATCCGGGGCGCCAGTTGGTGCCCCGGCGGGGAGAAACCGGCGGTGACCGAATGAGCCGCCGCGGGTACCTCAACGGGTACGAGGGTGGCCGCGAGCACGTCCGCTCCGGCCGGCTGACCCGCGCCCAGAAGGCCGCCGTCCGCCGCCGTGCCCGCGGCGAGCGGCCCCGGGTCCACAAGCGGTCGGCGGTGTCCGCGGTGCTCTGGCTGCTGGGTGCCGCGGTGTTGGCCGTGCTCATCTGCACCGGCGTGCTCGGGGGTGACCAGCCGTGAGCGGCTGCGCGCTGGCGCTGCTGATGCTGCCGTGGCTGCTGCTGCGGCACCGCGCGCACGACCTGCCCGACCGGCACGACCCCCGCCCCGACCGATTGGGCGCGCACGAGACCACCGGGTTCTCGGACCACCTGACCCCGGCGGCCGAACTGATCCGCCGGCTCAACCACCCCACCGACACCACCAAGGACACCCGATGACCATTCCGACTCCCCCCCCCATGAGCACCATCGCCGAGCGGGTCGCCGCCGGTGCGGCCTGGCTGGACGAGCGCGAACCCGGCTGGATCGACCGGATCGACCTGGACACGCTCGACCTCAGAGACTGCACCCGGTGCGTCGGCGGGCAGCTGGCCGGAGAATATCTGGCCTTCCTGCGGCGGCATAACCTGGACTCCTTGGACGCCCAGCCACTGGGGTTCACCCTGATGGGCTCCGGTGCGGACTTCGCGCCGCTGACCGCCGCGTGGCGGGAGCTGATCGCCACCCGCCGCGCCACCCCGGACGGTGCGCCGTGATCCGCCGGGACCCGACGCTGGCCCGGCACCTGCGCGGCTGGGCCGTGCTGACCCTGTGGTGCGGCGCGGTCGTGGCGGTGGCGCTGGTCATCATCCACGTGGCGGGGTGGTGACCGTGGCCATCACCAAGACTCAGCTTCGCGTGCTCGCACGCAGTGCGCGCCAGTACGGGAGGCACTACGTCGGCCCGGGGAGGGTGGCTGTGTTCTGTCCATTGGCATCCCGAGCCGGCGCCGCGCCCGAGCGGATCTATGTGGAGGTCTCCGCGACGTGGAAGAAGCCACGTGCCTCAGACTTCGACCGGGCCGTGATCGAGCACCTGACCGACTCCTACTCGGACGGTCGGTACGTCTGCGCGGGCCGCGCGGGAGAGGTGGCCCCGTCGTGATCCGCCGTCACCTTGCTGTGTGGGCCACCCACCCCACCGCGCTGGCCATCGGCGGCGCCGTCGCCGGCACCACCGTCGGGCTGTGGCTGCTGCTGGTCGCCGGACCCATCCCGCTACTCGGCGCCGCCTTCATCGCCACCCAGCTACTGATACCCCACCCGGCTCACGTCCGCCGGGTGGCCCCCCAGGCTCCCGCGAGCGGATACGCGGTAGCAGCCGGGGTTGCGGCGCCCGCCCCCGGTTGGGGTGCGGGGGCGGGCGCCGCCAGACTCCCATTAGGGCCGCTACCCCGTGGCGTAGCTGCGGGGTCCGGGTATGCACTGCCGGCCGGGGTTCGCCCCGCGAGTGCGGGTGAGGGCGGCCCGTCCACAGAATGCACCATCCTCGCCGTGGCACCGGCAGCCGCGGCGAGGCCCAACGCTCCCGCCTCGGGCCGTGCCGCGCGCACAGTCCCGCGTCACGTCGTGACCACCGCTTCCGTAGGCCACCGGCCGGACGGGGCTGGGGTCACGCCGGCGCACCACAGTGACCGGGCACCGAGCCCGGGGCGGGACGGCCGGCCGGTGGTGGGCTCCCCCTTCCCCCGGACACCCGCCGCCGGCCGGCACCGCAGCGGCGGCACCCAGTTGCCCGCCCGCCGCGGCCGCGTGGTCTACACGGTCGGCCGGGCGGCCGTGCGAGGTGCGGCATGAGCCGACCGAGGATCTTGGACCTGTTCAGCGGCGCCGGCGGGGCCGCGCGCGGCTATCAGGCCGCCGGGTTCCACGTCACCGGCGTCGACAACCGGCCCCAGCCACGGTTCGCCGGGGACGAGTTCGTGCTCGGGGACGCGCTGGAGTACCTGGCCGTACACGGCCGGGAGTACGACGCCATCCACGCTTCGCCGCCCTGCCACGACCACACCACGCTCTCATCCCGCGCCGGTACCGACGGATCGGGCTGGCTGCTACGCGCCACCCGTAAAGCGCTCGACACCACCGGCCGGCCGTGGGTGATCGAGAACGTGGTGGGGGCGCCGATGCGCCCCGACGTCATCCTCTGCGGCGAGCTGTTCGGGCTGCGCACCATCCGGCACCGCTGGTTCGAGCTCGGCGGCTGGTGGGTGCTGTGCCCGATGCATCCGCCTCACACCGCCAGAACGTCGACCCGGAAGCGGATGCGGGACTGGCTGGCCGGCATGCACGTGAGCGTCACCGGCGACGTGAGCACCTATCTCGGTCGGGAGGCCATGGGCATCGACTGGATGACCGGCGCCGAACTGGCCCAGGCCATCCCACCCGTGTACACGCGCTGGCTGGGTGAGCGGCTGCTCGCCAACCTGACTCCCGCCCGGGTCACAGCCCAGCCCGGGCGGGTCGGCTCTCTGGTGGCGGCCGCTGCCGCAGCCGCTGACGGCCGCCACCAGACACACACCAGCCCCGCCCGAGGGCGGGGCCAGCACATCACCGAAAGGAGCTGCCATGAACAGCCAGACCGAGCCTAGCACCGACCCGCAGTCGGGGCCGCTGGGCAGCCGCGCCGGCGACCCCCGGTCCCAGGCCGGCCAGTGGACCCCGGCCGACCTGCTCGGCCACTACCAGGCGTTCGCCGCCGCCGTCACGGCCGCGCTCGCAGTGCCCGACCTGAGCGACCTGATGCGGCTGGTGCGCATCACCACCGCCCACGCCCGGCTGAACCGGACCATCCGATGAGCGGCCAGCTGATCGCCACCGCCGGGCTCATCCTCGGCCGGCTGCTGGACGAGTGCCGGCCGGACGCGGCCAGCATCACCCTCCACTACCTGGCCGGCCACCCCGAGCTCGTGGACGCGGCGGCCCGCGCCGCCGGCATCCCCGCCGGCATCCGGTCACACGGCCACGGGGTGGACATCCACGTCGCCACCGGCACCCTCGCCGGCGGGGCCGTCACCCTCAACCTGATGTGCGGCATGCCCGCCGAGACGCTCGGCCAGCGGCGGGCGCGTACCGCGGCCGAGCTGGAGCTGCTGGACCGGGAGATCGCAGCCAACGGGAGGACCGACGATGCCGGTTAAGAGTGCGCCCTACTACTGGGTGGAGTGCGACAACTGCGGTATCCGGTGCGAGTATGGCGAGTTCGCCGCGTACGGCGAGCGGTCGATCGCGGTGGACGAGGCTGTCGATGTATACGACTGGACCGCCGACGGCGGCGACCGGTTCCACTGCCCGAAGTGCTCGGAGCTGGAGGCCGGGTCGTGATCGTCGACACCCGGCAGGGACTCACGCTCCAGGTCGTCCGGCGTCCCGGTTGGTACTGGCGCCGGTGGCTGTGGATCGTCCGGCGCCACGGCGGCCGGGAGATCGAAGGCCGGGCTTGGACCCGCCGCGGCGCCATCCTCCACGGCCGGATCTGCCGGACGCTGATGCTGGCCGCCCTCAGCCCGGTCGCCACCCGCTATCCCCAGGACGATCTCGAAGGGTGGCGGTGATGGCTGAGCCGCTGCACACCGACGCCACCCGCGCCGCGGTGGTTGAGGAGATCGCCCGCGATTTCGAGGGCCAGTGCCAGTGCCCCACGCCCGACCCGCCGTGCCTCCACCAGATGGTAGCGGCCATCGTCCGCACCCACGCCCGCGAGATCGGGGGCCGTGATGCGTCTGCCTGAGCTGAACACCACCCACACCCTCCGCGACCCGGACTGGCGCACATTTGCCGCCTGCCGGGACGCCGACCCGGAGATCTTCTTCCCGATCGCGGCCGAACGGGGCGCCTCCAGCCGCCACCCCGACGTGCGGCCCGCCGTGGCCATCTGCCGCCGCTGCCCCGTCACCGGCGCCTGCCTGCGGTGGGCGGTCGACACCGGCGAACGTTCGGGCGTGTGGGGCGGCCGCACCCCATCCGAACGGACCGGCCGCGCCCTGGCCACCTGCCAGCAGTGCGGGGTGCTGTTCGTGCCCCACCGCCCCAGCCAGCGGTACTGCGGCCGGGCGTGCCAGCGCGCGTCGCTGCTCGACCGGCCACCGGCGTGCGGCGCCCCGGGCGGGGCGCGCAGGCACCGGCTGCGGGGCGAGCCGGTCGACCCGCTGTGCCGGCTCGCAGAGACGCTCACCGCCAGCCAACCAGAAAGGACACGCTCATGATCCGTATCGTGCTCTTGCTGCTCATCGCCGGCGCCATCGCCGGCCTGTGGTGGTGGTCCGGCGTCATCGGCCGGCGACGGCTCGACGCCGAGGACCGGGCGCTGCTCGCCCGCGCCGAGCAGCTACCAGCCGCCGGCGAGCTGACCCCCGCTGGCCCGCTATGGCGCACCGCGCCCGCCCGGCCGGCCGGGTGGAGCTGCCCACACTGCGGCATCACCCGCTGCCGCACCGGCCTGGAGGGCGGCAACTGCCTGGCCGACGGGCTCACCCAGCGGACCGCCTACTGGCGCACGGTGGCGCTCGGGCGGCATGAGCTGAGTGTGGCCGTGGCCCGGTGGATCGCCGGCAGCTGGGGTCAGGAGCCGCTGCCGGTGGCCGTCCGGCGGCGGCTGGGCTGGCTGGCCGGCACCGACCGCACACCCACCATGGAGGTACTGGCGTAATGATGATCGTCCACAAGTGCCGAACCTGCGACCACCCCGACTACTGGGGCAACACCGAACAGGAAGCTCTCAACGAAGGCTCCTGGCCCAACCGGCGCTGCGGGCAGGGCTGCCACCGCGGTGAAGACTGCGACTGGAGCGACTCCCACCTCATACCCACCTACGGCGCCGACGGCAAGATCCAGCCCAAAGTGCACCAGCCGGGGATCGGATTCCCCGGCGTGATGACTTGCGGCTGCCAGCAGTGTCTCGACCTGTACGGGCAGCCAGCGTGATGCGCGCCGGCTACACGTGGACAGTCCACGACTCAGGAGTCCAGCGGGAGAATCTGCCGCCGGACCTGACGCTGATCAACAGTGTTGTTTGCCCTGGACGACACCCCGTCGGGTACTGGTGCACCCGCCCGGAAGGCCATACCGGCCGGCACGCCGCCGGCAACGGCACGCACATCCTGGCGGTGTGGCCGTGCAATCTGTGCCACGAGCCAGAGTGCGACTGTAAGGACCAGCTGGCGTACTACAGCCGGCTGACGCCAGAGGAATGGCGACAGGAAGAGGAGGCGGTAGCACGCTATACCCAGGTAGCGAGCCGTTGGGATGATGCCGCGTGGAAATGACCGAAGTGCAGTTGTACGAGTCGGTCCGGACGCTGGCCCGGATGCTGGGGTTGCGGCTCTACCACACCCACGACTCGCGACGCTCCTACAGTGGCTTCCCCGACGTGGTTGTGGTTGGCGCCGGGGGTCTGCTGTTCCGCGAGCTGAAACGGGACGGCACCGGCCTGAAGCCGGAACAGCGGCTGTGGCTGGACGCGCTGGTCGAGGCCGGCGCCGACGCCGGTGTGTGGCGGCCGGCCGACTGGCACTCGGGGCGGATCAACACCGAACTGAACCAGCTACGTCGGGTCAGGGTGGCGACGTGAGCATCCAACCCACCGGGCAGCAGCAGCAGGCGATCGACAGGATCGGCGACTGGTTCACCGACCCGTCACGTCAGGTGTTCCGCCTGTTCGGCTACGCCGGCACCGGCAAAACCTCACTGGCCCAGCACATCGTGGATGAGCTCGGCATCCGCAACGTGCTGTACGGGGCGTTCACCGGCAAGGCCGCGTTCGTGCTCCGCAGCAAGGGTTGCGTGGGTGCGGCCACGCTGCACAGCCTGCTGTACCTGCCGCAGGAAAAGGCCCGGGCCAAGCTGCGGGACCTGCTGCAGCAGCGGGATGAGGAGACCGACCCGGACCAGCGGCAGGTGCTGGACAAGGCGGTCCGGGTCGAGCAGGCCCGACTCGAAACGCCGGAGTGGATTCTACGGGCACCGGACGAGACGGAGTTGTCCACCGCCGGGTTGCTGGTGGTCGACGAGGTGTCGATGGTGAACACCGGTATGGCCGGTGACCTGCTGTCGTTCGGCTGCAAGGTGCTGGTGCTGGGCGACCCGGCGCAGCTGCCACCGATCGAGGGCGGCGGGTACTTCATCAACGCCACCCCGGACCATCTGCTGACCGAGATCCACCGGTCGGCGCTGGACTCGCCGGTGACCCGGCTGGCCACCGCCGTCCGGACCGCCGGCGGCGGGGACCGCATGTGCGGGGTGGCGGGCATGGACGGCGACTCCGGCCGCACCGACCGGATCACCATCGCGGAGCTGCTCGACTTCGACCAGTTGCTGGTGGGTCGCAACGCCACCCGCTGGCAGGCGATCCACCTGCTCCGGGCGTTGCGTGGCCAGGTCAGCGACATACCGGTACCGGGTGACCGGATCATCATCCTGGCCAACTCGGGCAACGCCGAGGTGTTCAACGGGCAGCAGTTCCACGTCCAGAACTGCGCGGTCTCCACCCGCCGGGACGACCAGCTGAACCTTGCGGTCACCGACGATGAGGGTGCCGCCAGGGATCTGACCGCCTGGCGGTGCGGGTTCACCGGGATCGAGGGGGAGAAGGCGGCCAAGCGGGACGGCCGCGGGACGGTGGTGGCCGCCACCTTCGGGCAGGCGATCACCACACACAAGGCGCAGGGCAGCCAGTGGCCGCGGGTGCTGGTGATCGACGAGGCCGGCGTGTTCGCCGGCATGGCCCAGCGGGACAAGGCCCGCACCCGGGTCGCGGCCGGGCTACCCGACCGGGGCGAGGTGGCGGCCGCCGGGCACCTGGCCGGGCAGCGTTGGCTGTACACCGCGATCACCCGGGCATCCGATCAGGTGGTCATCGCCCCACAGATCAAGGGACTACTGCGATGACCACCATGCTCGGCCTGGCGTGCACCGTCTGCAACCAGCCGATCGACCCGGTTCACGTGGACCGGTCGACCCATCCCGCCTGCGATCCGGCAGTAGTGGAACTGCCACCGTCCACCGTTATCGAGATGCGGGACGTGCTCAGCGACCTGGACGCGTCCCGACCCCGCAGCCGGCAGACCGCGCCGGGTCCGTCGGAGCTGGGCACCGGCTGCCAGCGTCAGTTGGCGATGAAACTGGCCGGGCTGCCCCGGCAGTTGCCCGACAAGCGGCCACCGTGGGCGCCGATTCAGGGCACCGCCATACACGCACACATGGCCCAGGCCCTCGAATACCACAACCAGCAGCTGGGCCGGCAGCGGTGGATCATCGAACAGCAGGTACAGGTCGATGCCGAGATCGCCGGCGCCGGCGACGCCTACGACACCGACCACCACATGGTGGTCGACTGGAAGTACGTCGGCGTGACCACTTTGCGCAAGGTGAAACGGTCCACGGTGGCCAACCACCTGCTGGTCTCCTCTGACTACCGGGTTCAGGCCCATCTGTACGGCTACGGCCACCAGCGTGCCGGCCGTGACGTGCGTTGGGTGCGGCTCGTGCTGCTGGCCCGCTCCCACGACTACGACGACAGTGCGGAGTGGACTGAGGCGTACCGGCCGGAGGTCGCCATCTGGGCCGTCGACCGGTACTACGCCACCCAGGACCTGATCCGCACACTCAACCTACGCAACAGCCCTTCCCTGTGGCCGGTAGTGCCGGCGGTGGTGTCCGAGGACACCTGCAACTGGTGCCCGTTCCGCCGCCGCGGCGGCCCCGCCGACGATTCGGGCTGCCCGGGCAACAGCAACGACAGGATCGACAGACAGACCACGGGCATCATCGCCTGAAACCAAGAAAGGAAAGCCACATGAGCCATCCCACAGACGCCAACGAGCTGCTGATGTCCGGCGGTGTCAAGGCCGTCAAGTTCGAAACCCTCGGCGACACGGCGCTGGGTACCATCACCGACCAGCCGAAGGTCGCCCAGATGAAGAAGTACCAGACCGACGAACTCGACTTCTGGCCCTCCGGGGACCCGAAGATGCAGATCATCGTCACCATCGCGACCGCGGTCCGTGACCCGGGCAACCCGGCCGACGACGGGCGGCGGCTGCTGTTCATCCCACCCCGGATGATGACCTCTGTGCGGGAGGCCATCCAGGCCGCCGGCGCGAAGGGGCTGGCCATCGGCGGCCGGATCGCCGTGCGGTGGGTCTCCGGCACCGGGAAGGGTGAAGGCAACCCGAAGGTGTACGCCGCCGAGTACGCCCCGCCGGCGGTCGACCCGGGCAGCCTGCTCGGCAACGGCACCCAGCCGGCACCAACCACACCAGCGGCGGCTGCCCCGCCGATTACGGTTGCCCCGCCGTCAACCGGCATGCTCACCACCTCCACGACGGCACCGGCCGCCCAGGCCGGGCCGCCACCGGGTGTCGACCCGGCGATCTGGGCCGGGCTGCCCGACCAGCAGCGGCAGGCGATCCTCGCCGCCATGGCCACCACCGCCGCCGGGTTCACATCGGAGCCGCCCTTCTAGGTTGCACCCTTGTCCACCGGCCCGCGACCCCACTTCCCCGGGGGTCGCGGGCCAAGGCCAACAACCATCCCAGGGAGACGTAGTTGGACACCGGTGGCGGCGGTTACGACCCGGAGCAGGTACGGCAATGGCTGCGGCTGCTCCACGGTCACGCCGACGGCCTCACCCACATCTGCTGCACGGGCGACTGGGCTGGCGCCACCTTCACCGACCTCGACCAGGCCACCAACCACGTCACCGGCTGGCACCGGCAGGGACGGGAAGGCATTTACGCCAGGGTCACCACCCTCAAAGCGCCGCTGGCACCCGGCCGACGCGGCGGCGCCGCCGACACCGCAAGCCTGCCCGCGCTGTGGGCCGACCTCGACCTCGCCGGCCCCGGCCACCAGCACGACCCTGCCCAGCACGGCGGCCACCACCTGCCACCGGATGAGGCCGCCGCCCGGATGCTGCTGGCCGCCAGCGGGCTACCTGTGCCCACCCTGTGGGTCCACTCCGGCGGCGGCCTGTACCCGATCTGGCTACTCGCCCAGCCGGTGGCCGTCGACGACCGGAACCGGGCGCAGATCGCCCAGCTGGCCGCCCTCTGGCAGCATGTGATCGCCACGGCGGCAGAACGGGCCGGCTGGCACTACGGCACCGGCGTCGGTGACCTTGCCCGTGTCCTACGCATCCCGGGTACCGTCAACCGGAAAGCCGGCCAGGCCCGACCCTGCCGGATCCTCGACCACACCGGCCCACGTCACACCCTCCAGCAGCTGCACGACGCGCTCACCGCAGGCCTGCGTACCCTCCCCCCTACCTCCCCCCCGCCGGTGTCGCACACCATCACGCTCACACCCGCGGGGCCGGCCGGCCCCCGCAGCGACAGCGACCCGGGTGAGGACCTGAACCGCCGCGGCAGCTGGCCCCAGATCCTCCAACCGGCCGGCTGGTCACTGGCCTACGAACGTGACGCGGTCCAGTTCTGGACCCGACCCGGCAAAACCACCGGCGTCTCAGCCACCGTCAACGCGTTGGGCACCGACCGGCTCTACTGCTTCACCACCAACGGCTCACCGTTCACCGCCGGACAGTCCTACAACAAGCACGCCGCCTACACCCTGCTCAACCACGGCGGCGACTTCCGGGCGGCCACCCGCGAGCTCGCCCGGGCCGGCTACGGAGGTCCGCTACCCGACGCCCAGCGGCAGGCCCAGGACAACATGGCCGCCATCCTCGGCACCCCCGAACCGCCGTCGCCGTCGGTCGCCACGGTCACCGGCAGGGGGCCGGCGTCACGGTACTTCACCGACGGCGGCGCGCTGCTCGCCCAGGTGCTAGCCACCGAGGTGATCGCCCAGTGGCCATGCGCTCTTACCAGAGAACAACGAGTAGCCATCTACCGAAATGGCGTGTATCGGCTCGACACCCTGGCCCTGTCCGCCGCGGTCGCCGAATGTCTGGGTGACCGGTTCACGCCCAAACACCGTGCCACCGTCACCGAGTTCATCGCTGGGCGGCTGTACACCATTGAGCAGATTCTGCCTGAACAGTCACGCAACCCGCTCCTCAACGTCCGCAACGGAATGCTCAACATCATCACTGGAGACCTGACACCACACGATCCCGTCCACTTGTCCGCCATCCAGATCCCCGTCACATGGAACCCCGACGCCACCTGCCCCCGGTATGAGCAGTGGGTCAACGACCGGGTCCCCCAACAGGTCGAAGACCTGGAGGAAACGATCTCTACCATGCTCGACCCCAGTCGTACTCCTACCAGAGCACTATTCGCGTTCGGCCCTTCGCGGTCTGGAAAGTCCACCTTTCTACGCATTGCCGCCGCCGTAGCAGGCATACAAAACGTATCCGCCGTCACTCTTCACCAATTGACAGACAACCGATTCGCCGCCGCCAACGTATACGGGAAGATACTAAACAGCGCCGCCGATATATCCTCAAGCCATGTAGAAGATATAAGCATTTTCAAGATGCTCACCGGTGAGGATCCCATACACGCCGACCGGAAATACGGTGGCCAGTTCACGTTCACCAACCGAGCACTATTCGCGTTCAGCGCGAATACGTTACCAACAATCGGTGACTCATCCCGGGCATACGTGGAACGAATCAAACCGTTCGCCTTCTCGTCTTCATTCGCAGGTCACGAAAATCCTGAGATAGAAATTGCAATCATGAGTGAACTGCCAGGCATTCTCGTCAGATGGGTGAAGGCGTACCAACGCTTACTGGCCCGCGGTCGGCGTCTGCCCACCCCACCTGACGTGTGGCAGGAATTCGAAGAACGTTCGGACCGGGTACGTCAGTGGGTGGCAGACCGCTGCGAGATCACCGGCGGGGTGGCAGTTTCGCCGGGTAGCGTTCTGCCACCCACTGAGGTGTCCTCGCAGCGGATGTTAGCCCGGGCTTTCAACCATTGGGCGCGTGAACAGGGCGGGTCAGCTATGGGCGAACGTAAGATCGTTGACCGCTTGACCAGCATAGATGGCATCGTTCAGGTTCGGAGCAGCTTCGACAAGTCACGTGGGCTGAACCTACGAGCTGTAATCGACACTACGTACAGTGATTTGTTAGGAGACAGATCGTGATGACCGGTGGCAGGAGTGGCAGAAGTAGCCCACCCCCCACGCGTCCGTGCGCGCGCGTGTACGCGCGTGTACGTGTACGCGCGTGGGGGGGGGTAGGCCGATTCTGCCACTCCTGCCACCGGAATCCAGAGGAAAAGAGGCCAAACCATGAAAATCAGCTGCATAACGAACGAAACGGAGCAAGAGAACGACGACGGCTATCCAATTCCTGCCGTCATCGCCGAATGCTCACGCTGCGGACACGAAACACAATCATTCGGCACCACTCAAACCAGCATCAACCGCTGTCTCGTACTCATGCGCGAAGAATGCCCACGTGCCGAGCGAAACTTCTACGTCAGCACGTCATGAGCCGGCACCTGATCTCCACCATCGCCCGGCGGGCAACCTGCCCACGCTGCCAGGTCGAGCTGCTGGAGGCGATCGACACCGGCATCGCCACCCGGGTGGACGCCCAGCCGATAACCGCCCAACAGGAAATAGCCGCACTACTGGAAGGCAGATGGACCTACCTTCACAGACACCAGCTGCTCATATACCGCGACGTCACCATAATCGCCGGTGATCCGACCGGCACCATTCACGCCGAACACAGATGCCCACAGAAACTGACAGACGAACTCAACCGGATAGCCCGACAACGAGAAGCCGACATAATGCGCCGGCAGCAGGAACTGGCCAAGCTACGTGCCGAACTGGCCAACGCCAGAACAGCCGGAAAAGCCGCCAGCCATACCGCCCGGCTCGCCAGAAAGGACCCACCATGAACCCGACCCCGCATGACTACGACCTAGCAACGGTTGAAGCGCGTGAACACGTCAAGGAGACGGGCCACGCAGTGAGCTTCGGCGTCGGTGGCTGGGCATGCACCGAACCGAACTCGGACTGTGAGGCGTGCGGCCCCGCCACCGAGGAGACCCGATGACCCTCCGTTGCCCACCACCAGGGACCACCGGCCGGGTCGCCGCCGGCCTCGCCCTGGTGCTCACCCTGTCCGGCTGCCCCGCCGGAGACGGCGACCGGAACTGCGACGACTTCACCACCCAGCCCGAGGCGCAGCGTCAGCTCGACCGCGACCGTGGCGACCCGCACGGGCTCGACGTGGACGGGGACGGCATGGCGTGCGAGCAGCTACCGACCACCGAGGAGACCCGATGACCACCCACCAGCCACCACCACCGCCGAGCAAGCCGGCGGACCAGCCCGACCCCACCCCGCAGCCGGCCGACGACGTGACCGACCAGATCGACGAGCTTCGCGACTCCAGCGACTGGTCCGCATTGCATGAGCTGGCCACCGATCTGGCACACGACCTGGTGCTGGTGAAGACGCGGCTCGCCACGGCGTACGAGCGGCTGGACCAGCTGACAGTCCCACCCGCGCCCCAGCCGGCCACCGCCGACCAGGAGTGGGCTACCAGGGTTGCCGACCATGCTCGGTGCCAGCGGGAGTGGGCCGCCGCGCTGCGGTGGTTCGGTCAGCGCAACCGCCGTGTCGAGAACTGGATGAGCGCGGAGCACCTGGCCGAGCGGATCGAGGACGGCACGCTCACCCCGTGGGCCAACCCCGTCGCGTGCCCGAACTGTCGAGGAACCGGTGCGGCCGCCCACCCGCTGGTGCCCTCGCGGATCTGCGAGGACTGCAAGGGCACAGGCACCTGCTCGCCGCCGGCCGACACCCCGGAGCCAGACGAGCCGGTCGCCGATGTGCTGGCCGCCTTCGAGCGTGGCCCGCACGGGGTGACCGCCCCGCCGCCTCCGCGGGTGGAGGCGTCCGGGGTGAAGCTGGACGAGCCGCCAGGGCAACGCACCGCCGCTGCCGCTCAGGCGCTCGACCTATGTGCGGCACCGGTCGGGCTGAACCCCGACCCCGACGGGGATACCACCGGGGCCGAGCATGACCGGCGCATGGCCACGGGTGAGCCGGTGCTGGTGGTGGCTGCCGAACAGGACGTGGTTGAGCGGCTACGCGCCGAGCTGGCCACTGCCCGTGGGGTCGCCGCCGCAGCCGGGGCCGGGTGGGACCGGGAGGCAACCGAGCTGGTCCACACCCGGGCTGAGCTGGCCGAGACGGTGGAGGCGAACCACCGGTGGGCTGCCGACCATGCCGAGCTGACCGCCGAGTTGGACACGGCAAGCTCGCAGGCTGCGTCCCGCTGGCAGCGCATCATCGAGCTACGTGAGGAGCTGGCCACCGCCCGCCGGGACGCCGAGCTGTGGGAGCGGGCCGCCGGGGACATGGAGGCCCGGGACCGGCACGCCGCCGCCGACACGCTCGACTGGGCCGCCGGCCAGTGGGTCAGGGAGGTGGTCGGCGTGAATGAGTTCCCGACTCCGGCCATCCTGCGGGGGTGGGCCGCCGAGATCCGCGCCGGTACCCACCCCGTCCCCGGCAGCCCGGAGCCGGACGGAGGTGGCGACGGTGGGTGAGCCGGATGTGAAGATCAGGCAGACCATCTGTCCGCGCTACTGGGGACGCTGGTGGCGCTATCGATGGCTGGTCCACGCTGGCCGGTACGGACTGGTCGGCCATGGCTACGCCTGGACGCGGCGTGGCGCGAAGCAGGCGGCCGGATACCTAGCCGATGAGGTGATGTGCGTGATCGAGGTTGGGCGTGGCTGACTGTGCCGTCTGCGGCCGTCCCCAGCCCGACACCGGCTGGGTGGATGCGGCGTGTGAGCGTGACCTGGCCGCTCAGCTCCGGGACGCGGCCGAGCTGTGGCCGGAGCTTCAGGTGACCGTCGCCCGGCTGGCGCGGATGGCCGAGCCGGGACCGCGCGCCCGTGGCCGTGCGCCGGCGCAGCCGATCCGCCCCGACTCGGGGGTGATGCGCCACTACGCCGACCAGGACATCGGCACCGTGACCGGGCTGCCGTTCAGCTGGCTGGCGGCCGAGGCAGCGGAGGCGGTGCGCAACACGGTCGTCACCTGGTGCCGGGTGGTGCTGGAGGGGCGCCACGGCATCCAGGCCGCGCCATGGAGTCTGCCTGAGGACACCCCGGGCCTGATGCGGTGGCTGGCCGGTCAGCTCAAGTGGTGCCGCTACCAGCGGTGGGCGGCTGAGGCGTGGGATGAGCTGTCCTACGCGTGTGGCCGGATCGAGCCGGCCGTGGACCAGCCACCACCGCGCCGGCTCGACGCCGGCCCGTGCCTGGCCCCCACGGCGGCCGGACCGTGCCGGCAACGGCTGTCAGCGTCACCCAGAGCGGCCTACGTCCACTGCCCGGTGTGCGGGACTACCCACAGCGCCACCGACCGCTCAGCGACCATCCTGGCCACCGCGATGGATATCCGGCTGACCGCGGAGGAGTGCGCCCACCTGCTCAGCCTCCACGGCTGGCCCACCCCGGCCGGCACGGTCCGCTCGTGGGCGAGCCGGCGCCGGCTGACCGTGGCTGGCCGGATCCGGTTCGGCGAGGTGTACAAACTGCGGATCGCGATGAGAGAGAGGATCAGCGCATGACCATCGAGACTAGGAGCCAACGCCGCGCCCTGGTGGTGATCGATGGCAGGCGAGCGGTACCCGGCACGCTGGAGGTCGAGATCGAGCGGATCGACGTGACCGTGGCCACGAAGACTAGTCCGGATCCCGGCTGGGAGCACGTCGACCAGCAGGGCCACTATCACGCCTGGACCCATGACGGACAGCTACCGACCCTGATCACCAAGGACGAGCATCGGCCCTGCACTGGCGTCCACCTCGATGGCACCAGCGCTGATGGGTGCGAAGGCTACACCGTCAGGGTGCACGAGTGCTCGATCTGCGGTGAGGCCGTGGAGCCGGCTACGATCAGCCGCCCGGGCGAGCCCGAGTCCATCCCTGGCCGGGCGTCCTGGTCGGTGGAGACGGAGCAGGCCGCCGCCGTCCGTGGCCAGCGGGTGTCGGTACACATGGACCACCCCCACGAAGTCCTGTTCGGCATCGGCATCGTCGACACCGTGACCGCGACATCGGATATGGGTGGTCCCGTGCGTGCCCTGATCCGCATCGTCGGGACTACCCCACTGGGTCGCCGACCGAGCGTGAGCAGGTCAGCGGCATGGTGATCTACCTCGACCCCTGCATGTACATTCCGCAAGGGGCGACGCCTCAGGAGCGATCCGAGTCCAGGGCGCGGATCATCGCTGGCCTACAGAGCTACGCGGACGAGTTGAACGAAATGGGCGGTTCCGGCCGTGTGGTGGTCGGGATTCCGCCGCGGATGGGACCGACTGAGCATTGGCTGTCCGACCTATGGGGTGAGGTAACGGCATGACCATCGAGCAGCGGCGCGGAGAGCGGTGCACCGACCCCGAGTGCCCGGACCGGCGCGAGGGCTACCAGCACGCGCACATGCGCCTACCCGGTCACCCCCTGGACATCAGGCTGACCGTCGACCGCGTCGAGGGCCGGTATGTCTACGAGGCGGCCCACGGTGGTCCGCAGCATGAGCGGTTGATGGAGTGGCTGAGGGCAAACGGGGTTGAGCCGCGAAACACTCCGGCCCATGCGGCGGCCACCATCAAGGATGGCAGCCTGACCATCCAGCAGTTCGCGCGCAACGAACAGGGGATGCGGTGGCTGGACCCGTCCGGAGATGAGGCAACGCGGACCACGATCACCGTGCCGCTCAAGGTGGAGCTGTCCGCCTCCTGGGCGATCCGGGCGGGAGGGCTGGTCGTCGATGAGGGGTAACGGTGCGAGCAAGGGAGAGGGTAGCGGCATGATCGTAGACCGACGGCCGACCTACGAAGGGCCGTGCCCCAGCCCGGCCGAAGTCACTTCACTCAGCGACCTGGCCAATGGTCAGCGGCACTGGGTGTGCGGCTGCGGCTTCTGCCCTCCGCCGGACCCGACCCCGGCGGAGCTTCAGCGGCGGGTGGACGATGCGGCCTGGCATAGCGCTGCGAGCGTGGAATGAGCAGGCCAGCGGCATGATCTGTTATCGTGCAACGCAACAGTGCATGCGGACGAGGCGTGCCCGATGAGCGGTGTACCCACCCAACTCGGGGTCGGGATATTCGCGGACCTGGACACGTTGATCGCGCTGCACCAACGCGCCTGGTACTGCGCCACGCCTGGCTCATGGTGTGCCACGTGCGGAGAGGCCAGCGAGTTACCGACCGACTGGCCATGCGAGACACACGATATCGCGGTCCGAGTTCGAGATGCCCTGCGTAACGTGGTGGAGCCATGAGCAACTCGCGGCGAATCAAGCGGGACGCCCCAAGCGACCAGGAACTCGCCGGTAAGTGGGAGCGGGCCGACAACCAGCTGACCATCCTGGTGGGCGCCGCCGCCGCGGACCTGCTCGGCCAGCCACCCCACACGGTGGCGCTCAGCCTCGCCCGGCTCCTCCACCAGCGGCACGACGCGGACACGATCCTCGGGTACGCGGCCGTGGCCATCACCCGGCTCGGGATGGCGAAGAAGGCCCAGCTGGAGGCTACCGACCCGTCAGGTTCGAGCAGATAGTCGAGCCCTTCACCGCCACCGGTCCGTACTGGCACCGGTTGGTCACCCACGTCCGCGCCGGCACGCCCCCCAGCAGCTCCGGGTGCTGGCTGGTCGCGGCCGCGAACCTGGTCAGGTCGGGGCAGGCGACGATCGCCCCGTCCAGGTCCTCGACGGTGTCCCTCATCTGACCGACCTCGGCCGCTTGCGCCACCAGCCGAGCGCATGGCTCGGCCGGGTCGACCGTCGGCTGGGCCGCCCACAGGACACTGCCCAACACCAGCACCGGCGCCAAGATGCCCAGCACGATCGGAACCTGCCGCCGCCGGGCAGCAGCCACTGAGTACCGCTGCCAGTCCTCCGGGGTCGTCAGTGGTGGTGGCGTGAGCAGGCCAGTGCCGATCAACACTTGGTCCCACCAGGTGATGCGAGTTGGGGGTCTCATGCTCGCAAGTATCGGGGGCCATACTCACCCCTGCCCCCGGAGTGTCGGATAGGCGACAAATGCCCATGGTGCCGTGCCTCGACTGCGGGGGCCTCGTCGACAAGGGGGTGGCCAAGCGCCGGGGCAGGCGGCTGCGGCAGTCCGGCCGCTGCCCGCGCTGCGCCGCCGCCAAGCCGGTGATCACCAGCGCCGAGACTCGACGCCGAGCTGAGGCGGTCGCTCAACACCGGGGGCGGGTCGGTAACTGGTGCCCCGGCTGGCGCCGGCCCGGCCACCCCGCCACCGACCTGACCGCTGATCACATCATCGCCGTCGCGGCCGGAGGCGCGGAGGCAGGCCCACTCGCTGTGCTATGTCGACCATGCAACGCACGCAAGAAAGCCCAGGTCAGGACGGGGTAGGTAGGGGGGGCGTTACACAACGTAACGCTGGTGGCCAGCCCCAGGGAC